TCAATGCGTGTTTATAAACACGCATTGATTTTTTATTTTTTTTATATGAAACCGAAACAGTTTTTTGATACACATATACAACGCGAGTTTCTGTTCGAAAATAAAGTGTTTAGTTCAGTAGAAAATATAAAACAATTAGAGTGGTGTTCTAATTGGTTAGACAATAGTATAGAAAATTTTGCAACAACAGGAAAGCGTATTGCAAAAAAACTGCCTTTTTGGAAACGAAAAAAATTTATAAATAAATTATACGATATTCAACAAGACACCGAGAATTATTGGAAAAATGAAATAATTAAACTAAGTAAACAGTTAACACCAGTAGAAATAAAACCAACATACAAAAAACCTATTATTGTGGAGGGATTTAAAATATGAAAAAATGGTATGAAATATTTCCGTTGAGCAAGCTATTAATTATAATTATGGGAATTATAATTGCAATTCTCGTTATGAATACAACGTGTGTAAATAGAAAAAATGAAAACTTATCGAATAATATTAAATCATTATTAGATACGGTTAACGTGTTAGAATCAAAAACTGGTGAACTTATATATACAAAACAATCGTTGATATTAGAAAAACGTGAGCTTGAAAAGTATTTAGATATTAGCAAAAAAGAGAAAAAAGAACTAGAAAAGAAACTTAATTCATCACTTGCATTTATTACAAAAATACAAGGTAGTATTAAAATTGACACATTGATTATAACTGATAGTGTTTATATTAATGAAGATACCGTGAAATCAGTTTTTAATTATACAGATAACTGGGTATTTCTTGATGGTCAAACTGTATTTGTAAATAATGGCGCTAACACGCAAATTAATTCTCTTAATATGCGTGTGCCATTAAAAATAGGAATAATGAATGATTATAAGGTATTTGCCATTAGTGAAAATCCGTATGTTTCATTTACAAATATAGATGCCGCTGTTATTGAGGGCTCAATTGCTAATCAACAAAAGAAACGATGGGGAATAGGCCCATATATAGGTGTTGGTATTGGGGGCGGAACAGATTTTAAAGGTAACCCACAGTTTGGTTGGAATATAAGTTTAGGTATAGCTATTACATATAGTTTATTTCAATGGTGATGATGTAACATTATTATTGTTTTTTTTATTATATAAAATATGCATAGTATTAAACGATTAAAACCAAAAATATATAGTAAATATAAACAAGGATATATCAATCCACAATCGTGCAAAAAATTGTTTGCCAGTGAAAAAAATAAGCCAATAATATATCGTTCGTCGTGGGAAAAGAAATTTATTTTGTGGTGTGAACGTTGTGAAAAAGTAAAACATTGGGGAAGTGAATGCATTGGTATACCATATATATTACCATTAGATGGCAACGTGCATACATATTATCCAGATTTTATTATTGAGATGGTTGATGACACTATTATTGTTGTTGAAATAAAGCCATCAAATCAGGTTGAACAACCGTTAACTGAAAATTCTTATGCAATGGCAACTTGGATTAAAAATCGTGCTAAATGGAATGCAATAGCAGATATTTGTAACACAAAAAATTACAAATTCTGCATTTTAACAGAAAAAACAATTAACGAATTATAGCAGATATTTTTATTATATAAAATATGAGCAAATTAGCAGATATAATTGTATTATTTAATGAGAAGATGACTGAGATGAACGATAAACTTGGTAAGTTTCAGGAAAAAGCAGAAGAAATACAAAAATTGCAAGATAAATTACAAGAAGCTAAAAATAAGTCTCAAGAGTATATTGATAGGCAAAAAAAGAAGTTACAAGAGAAACAGCAAAAACTTCAAGAAGAAATAGAAAAATTTAAAAAGGAACAAGAAGAAAAAATTCAAAATTGGCTTAAAGACCAAAAAGCAAAAATTCAAAAAAATATTGAAGATAGTGCAAAAGCGAAAGCCGATTGCTTGATTGAAACACAAACGCAGTTAAATATAGAAAAGGCAAAAAACGTATGAATATAATAAAAGTAAAAGATACATATTTAACCGACGAGTTTTTGCAATTAACAGAGGAACAGCGAAAAATTTTTAATGAAAAATTCCGCGACCATTATGTGAATATAATTAACTGGACTTATTGTATACCTATTGAGCAACTATCAAATCTTAGCGAAATAATTAAGTTATCACAAACACTATGTAAACATATTGATGGTGACGAAACAATAGAAACTATAGATTCATTATCTGTTCAGCCGGTTAATATGGAGCTATATGATGACACACCATTATTAAGGTCTGTGTCTGATGCCGCCGGAACTGGTGATTTTACACTATGCACTGATTTTGCCTCAATAAAAAATAATGTATCTAATTATGAGTTTGTTATAACAACAATATATAAGAATAGTACAAAAGTAATGTGCTCTGCATATAAGCCTAATGATACTAGTGGAACATATTTTACAAAGCAGGATATACAAGACTACACTTATTCGGAACCACAGGCAACATTATCAGAATCAGTTTTACCAGCAGACACTATTGTATTTAATATAGAAAAATTTGGTACAGAAGACACCTTTGTATTAACGCACAAGTGCGGCGATGAATTACATCATATGGGTGGCAATTCAAAACAGGGAAAAAACACAATCTATTGTGGTACAGCAGAAGAAGTAACAAACTTTGAGTTTCGGTGGGATATTAGTAATGTTAATTCATATTATGTTAATATTATTCCTCACAGCTATTCAAGATATCTTGTTTATAATAATAGCGCTACACGTTTTTCTTGTTATGATTCTGTAGCAAGCTATACTTACCCAGCATTATATTATCGCCCAATTCAAAAAGTAAAAGTTGACCCAGATATTTATTTTAAGGAATATAGCGTAACGGTGCCTTTAGAAACAGAGCAGTACTTTAATGAGATGGGCGGCGCTCAAGCATATATGAATGGTGAGTATTTTTCATCAGACGAAGATATTGCTACTGTTGATAAAAATGGTTTTGTAACATTTAAGACAGGTGGTTCTGTTGTTATTTCATTTGTAGCCGAAGAAACAGACTTATTTAATTCTATTGAAATTGATTATACACTCAATATCAGTGCAACAGACCCAGGATTATATTGGGCAAATGAAAATATCAAAGATAATAAATATACTGTTACTGATGGAATACAGTATGAATCAGTTGCTGCTTCAATATATAAAGACTATGATGGTATAATAACTTATGAATCGTATAATGAATCAATTGCAACAATAGATGAAAATGGAAATGTTATAACACATAGTAGTGGAGAAACATATATTGTAGCAAATTGTTCTGGTTCTAAAAAATATGACGACGCCTCAATAGATTATTTGTTAACTGTTACTTATAATCCATTGAAACAATATGATTGGTTCTTATATCAGACACTTATTGATTTAAATTTAATTGATATAGAAACATCAGAAAAAATAAATAATTTGGATAAATTTATAGAATTTAACAAATTCTCATATACAGATTCAGAGCTAACATTTGATGATGTTTGTGTATTTAGAACGTGGTTAGGAAAAACATTATATAATATATTAAGCCACGAAGAAGATAATGATGTATTAGAAATGTTAAATTATTATGCATTAAATATGAATGATTGCACAGTGCAACATTTAAATTTATTTAATATAAATCAGTCCACTGAAATTATTTCAAATATAACTAAATCTGGCTGTGGCTGTCAAAAAGCAGATGTTATGAAGACCGATTTAATTGAGTGTGATCCAATTTTGAAATACAGAAAATCTGTTTATGAAAAAATGGTTTCTGTATTAGGAAATATTGATTTTTGGCTGCAAAGAGAAGACGATTTATTGAAAGAGATAAAAAAATATGTTGATTATATAATAATCAAAAATTTACCATTAACTACAACGGAACGTGTATCTAATCCATATGATTGTACGTGTTTGACAGATGCAGATTTAGAGCAAGAATCATTAATGAAAATAATGAAAAACTTATCTATTTCATTAGGTTATTTAATAGATAATGATTTTTATTCTCACAAAAATTTTATTAGTGAATCGTTTAATTTCTGGGCAAGTCTTTTATATGAAAAAATGATTTGGTAAAAATAAATAAATAAATAAATAAATATATATGATTAGCCTTAAGGAATCTATTTTAGCGAGTACTGATTCAGGTATTCAAAAATACGTGAATGAAGTAAAAACGTGGGTGTATAACACACAAACTATTTCAAAGTGCGCACATTATATACAAGACATTGAAGTAACTGTGTATAAAAATGATTTATATAAAATAAATATTCTTTCCAAACAAGGTTCAAGAAAAATTTTATATAATAATATCTCTAATTATTTTACTATTAGAGATAATGATTGTAAGGGCAGCGACATATATCGCAAAATATATGAAATCTGTTTGGATAGCTTACCATTAGATATTGTTTATGTGGGGCTTAACTTTAATAGTTCAGAAGAGTTTGTTAAAAACGGTGATATGCGTATCTTTTTATATGGATCCGATGTTTATAAAATTGATAGTTTACCTAAGTTTTGTAAAAAATTATGTTTTAATTTGTTTTATAACGTAGGGGGAGGAAGGCACAGTTGCACGGTAGAAAAAATTGAAAAATTAAATTTAAAATTATTTGAGGTTCAGTACAAACACTCGTTATGTTGTGACATTAATAATATAAAAAATAATACTTTTGATAAAGCTATTATTTGGGATGACATATTAGATGATACAGACTGTGTGGACCGTGTCGGCAATAGATTTACGCTTAGTCAAATGGCAGAAGAAAACTTATTAATTCTTATGAAAAATAACAATATAAAAGAATTAGTTTTAAAATTTACTTATAAACGCAACGAATATAGTAAAACTGTACAAGTTAAAAACGGCCACGTAGAATTAATTTAATTTTTTTATTATAAGTTAATATAATATTTTTAGCACGCTCTAATTGGGTGTGCTAAAATTATTTTTTATTTGTAGTTATTATATTTATAAAATAAAACAAAAAAAATGAAAACTATTTTTAAGCCATTAGCAGAAATGGATTTTGCATCAATGCTGCGCGAAGCGTATGCGGATACACAAACTGGGTCCGCGTTAATAAACAAGTATCGTCGGTATTTATTAACAAATGAATCGTCGTGCACATTAGTAAATAAATTTTTACAAGAGGCCAATAATTATCAATATGACAGCGTGGTATTTAATTTGATAAAAGAGATTTCTGATATTATTAATGAGAACAAGGTATCTTGGCAATTAGCTACCGCCTGTGAAACAATAAATAACAATAATAGTTCATATAATTATTTAAATCGTAATGCTGCAAGCTCAGTAGAGAAATTATTAGAACAAAACGAAGAAGATGTTGTAAAATATATTAAGGCTGGCGCGTTAAAACACGTTATGTTTTGTGAAGCATTTCGTAATATAGTAAGTTCGGTATACACAGACAACCAGACAATAATAACTGAGGACTATATTGCAAAACGTCCGGTTTCTTATGTTGAAGAAAACTGTGGAAAACAATATTTTGAAGTACTTGGTAATATATATTCTGTCGAAGATAATATGATTAAAGAAGAAAAGGCGGCTAATGTTTCTGGAGATTTTTTGATTATATCGCGGTTGCTTGAGAGCGGAAATGCTAAATTTGATGTTGATAAAGAGCGTTTAATTATTGATACCCCATTAGCGGTATATGAAATTTATACAGAAGACGAATGTAAAAAATGCAAACGCGCATCTAAAAAAACTACTGAAAAAGCAGTAACAGAAACTATTGAATTTGACAATGAATACGCTTTAAGAGAGCACAATAGATTGGTTGTTGGTGCATCATCATATTCTACACGAAATAATACTGCTGAGTTATTAGAGAGTATTGCCAGAGCATACGAACATTTTGAAAACTTTGTATTGCTTGATAACGTTCAGATTATTGAAAGTAAAAATGACAAATTTATTGTTATTGAAAATGCTGAAAATATGTTCGCATATAGTATAAAATCAAACCACAATACAGGATGGAAAATTAATACAACCGTTGTAGAAGCTGTAGATTTTATAAAGAAACACACAAATCTTAATATTGCAAAAGATTATAAAAAGAATATTGATGAGCAAATTAAGAAAACTGAAATAACACGCGCAAAAGAGATTGAAGAATCAATAGAAAACGATGCTATGGCAGCAAGAAAGCGTAAGATAGAAATGCTAACAGAAAAATTTAAAAATGAGCCTGCTACATTAGCAGTTTTATCAAAGGTTGCACAAAGCTTAAATGAATAAAATAAAAAAATAAATTAAAAAAGACCATTATTGGTCTTTTTTTTATATATTATAATTATGATATTTGTGCATACGTTTTGGTTAAAGCCGCTACAGCAAAATTTTTTTGCTGATTATAATACGTGTTTAATTACTATATTAAATAATTATTCATTATCTTTTGATTATGTAAAGAAATTTGGACATCAAATAAAATTATATACAGACAGAGGTGGTGCAGAATTATTATCTTTTTTAAAGTATGATGATGTAATAATTATAGATGGAATAGATGATAATACGGTGTTTGCGGCGCAATTAAAATTTTATGCTCTTAAAGATTGTAATAATGGAGAAATTTTAATTGATGGTGATATCTTTTTGTATAAAGATAAAGTATACGAAATTTTAGAATGTAAAAAAGAAGATATTACATATTCATTGTTTGAAAACAATGAATATATAATTCGTGCGAAAGACGGTTTTTATCAAAAACCGCTAGATTTATTAAAAGAAAAAAAGAACCATTTTTTTACCATTTATAATGGTGTTAATTATCAATTACCAATATCAATTTATGAGTTACAATGGCCAAACACAAGCCTAATGAAAATAACAAATAATGAATTAAAAAACACGTATGTAGACCAATATTTCTATTTCAAGGAAAAAATTAAAGATATTGATTTTGATAGATTTTGGGCAGATATTTTTATAGAGCAATATCATTTGTATCACATATTAGAAACAAATAAATACGCACATTCACATATTATTGCTGATGCTTTTAAAAATACTGGTGAGATGCGTGCAAACGATATTGGTTTTTGTCATTTAGGATCTCATAAACAATACTTACTTAATGAAACAAATAAATTATTAGCTTTTAATAATAATATGATATATCAGCAAATGCAAAAACAACTATATAAATATATAAAATAAAAAGGTGTGTATACACCTTTTTATTTTGTTAAAATATTATAAAATTTTGTATAATTTTTATGTATTGGTTCTGGCGTTAGTTGTTTGAAAACTTGTTCATTACCAGCACGTATCGCGTTTCTTACTTGTGTAGCAGATACATCTTCGTCGTCGCGTTCTATCTCTAGCACGGTAATTTCTGGTGCATATTTTTCACACATTTTTTTATATTGAGCTATTCTATCTGTACCGCACGTCCAATAAATAGGTTCATATCCTTTTACTGTAAGTGAATCAACTATTTTTGTTATATCTGCGCTTTTAATTAAGATTATATCTTCTATTTCGTCATATTTTTTTACAAGACCTTTGAAAGATGACCATAATAGTTTTGTTAAAAATGGATGTCTATCATCAGTTTTAGTTGTATCAATAACACATAACACAGTTGGAACATCATATTTTAAAAATGCTTTTGTACAGCATTTAAGATGCCCCAATGTAAATGGCTGAAACCGTCCAACGACAATATTTACCTGTTTCATATATGATATATAATAATTCTTTGTTGAGATTTTATATAAAAGAATTTTTTCTGTAATTATTATATATATAATTAGAATGTATGATTTATCAATTAGCCAAAACTAGTCCATTATTAACGGGGCAAGTTAAAATGAATATGATAATGACTGGTGATACTGTAACAGATTTACAATATACACCTATATCGAATTATATCTCATTTAATTATGATAATCCGGATTCTACATTATATTACTCACATCTTGTAAATATTAAAAAATTATACAATAAGATAACTGGAAATTTTTTTGAAAATACAATTAATCCAGAATATTCAACTAGTACTTTACATAGGTATAATGTATTATATGATGACACGCACGAAAATGCTTATGAAATGGGAATGAAGAGATTAGCGTATACTCGTTATAATAAGCAATTTGAGTTTTTTTGTCCTTTTTGGTGCGATGATATTAATGAATTTTATAAGTTAAAATTTGTTTTAACAGTTGTAAACTACAAAGGTGATATTTTAATAAAAAAAGTAATTAATTTTTCAAATCATATAAAGCAATATATTAATGCAATGTTCAAATCGTTTGAACCAAGTAAAACTGGAAAAAACACTGAATTGTTATATATTGATTTTAAAAAACAAGAATCATTTATAAAAGGTATAAACGTAAAACGAGGTATAATAGAGATAAAAGATACGTCTTATGTTATTGACGATTTGCTTTCGATGCAAAAACCGGTTTTAGAAACAGATAATACACTGCTTAATTTGTTTTCGCAAAACAGTATTATTTGCACACAATTGTTTAATTTTAATTTTATATTTGATTTATTTGAATTGCTGCCTTTGGTATTTTTAAAAGATATGACATTAAAAAATTTTAATGTGTATGTTGATATGTATATTGACAATAAAAAGGTAGATACAAAAGATATTTATACAAACTACAATTTTATCCCTAAATATGATATTTATACAGGAAAATATACTAAAGAAAATGTGTTAGATTATATGAACGACAATAAAGTAAATGATTTAGTTGATAAAAATAAACTAGCTCAATCTATCTTTCATTGGTCGTACATTAATAATGTAAATACAGTTTTTAATTTATATAACGGTTTTTCTCCAATAAATAGTAATTACAAATGTGATTATCAGCAAAACGTTTATTTAAAAGATATATTAGAAAGCAAAAACTGTTCAGCCATAAACACAGATTCACCAAATATTTCTTCAGATGAATTTAATATTAATGATAACCCGTTTGGAATATTTAAATTTACTAATTTGCGTGATAAAGTAAATAATTTTTCATTACTTAATGAATACCTTACTGATGATAGTAATTATTATTCTATTGATTTGACTGATCAAACACTAAAAGAAAATAATTTTCAATTTTTTGGAAATATATTATTAGACAATACAAAAATTTTAGAATTTAAAAATGAATATTCGAAAAAAGAAAATACAAAAATAAATAAAAAAATAACACCAGAACTAACATATTCTTTTTTACCTAAATCTATTACAAAAAAATATTATCAATACGATAATATTACTGGGTTAACCTACTATAAATTATCTGATATCAAAACAGTAAAATGTGCAATGATAGAACTAAACAGTGGTTTTCAATTAAACACAATACAGAATATATTAAACAATACATATTTAATAACTAATTATATTAAACTTGGCACCGCAAATAATACCGAAAACAATACTAATTTTATTGCTGTTAGAGAAACACAAGATACTATTTATTTGATTTATTTTTACGCAAGAATTAACGAAAAAATAAGTGAACATTTTGAAAACTTTTTTTATTTCAATAATTTCTATACAAATGTGTTTGAAATAGGTAAAACACTCAATGGTGATAAAACCAAAGAGAGCAATGATGAAAAAACACAGTATGGCAACACACCAATACAGATTATTTATAATGTCGTAAATCTTGTAGCATCGTTATTAAAATGTGTAAAATTTCCTGAGTTAGTTTCATTTAGTAAGTCGTTTATACCACAAAAAGAAAAAAATACATTATTAAATTGTACTGATATAAACTTATATCAAACAATGGAATATATTGATTTATATAGGTATTCAAACAATTTAATACCATCATTTATTGATTTAGACGATGAATATAAATATAACAATGTTTATTGGGTTAAACAATATCATAAAAATATTGTTGAAAATAAAAAAACCCACGATATAGATTTTATAAATGATTATATAAAATATCAGCAATCCGGTTTAGAACCAATGTATCCAGAAGTGAATTATTTTACCTTAAAGAAATTAGATAGAGTGCATTATGATTGGTTTTATTTAGACGAATATGATAGTACGCACAGATTTACACAAATAAAAAATGAAAATTACCAATATAGATTTAAAAAAGAAAAGTCTTGGTATAAGAATAATTATTTTTTATTATTGCCGGCAGAGTTTACTGTGGAGACAATAAAAAATAACGAAATAGAACTTACAGAGTCAGATATTTTAAGATGTATATATTCATATTTTGAAAAATATATTATTCAAGACAGCAAAAATAGAATAAAAAATTTACTTCTTTTGTACATAAAAGATTTATATTCATATACGTTTACGCACGATTATATAGATAATACTTCAATAAAAAAACAAAAATATATAATTAAATTTACACTGAAATAATTATGGCTGAGAATACTCAATTATTTAGAATAAATGCTCCTAATCTAACCGATGCCACAGCAGATACCTGGGCGACATTATTTGATAAAATAAATAATAACTTTGAAAAGATCGCCAGTCTCCCATTTCTTCAGGGTGTTAAAGGCGATTCATTTCAATTATTAACAAAACATATATGGGAAAAAAATGTCACAAATAATAAATGGTATTTAACTGAAGAAGGTGCATTATTACTAAATGCTATATTTAATACTGATACTTTTGGTAGTGGCGAAACGTTTGAAACAAGCTATAGCCGCACCAATAATTATGCATTAGGAAATCCCCTTAATTCATTCAATAATACCGATAAAATAAAAACACAGCCTAAACAAAATAATGACTTATATTTTTATGTTATTATTAATGATTCTGGTATAGAGTTAGAAAAAAAGCTGGGTCAGATTTTTTATTTTGCTGATGGTAGACTAAATAATTTGCAAAACGGTATTAATTCTGGTATAACCGATTTTGTTGATTATAGCGGGTGTTTTAATTATAATTTAGAGAAAAATACATTCGAAAAATTAGATATAATACCAACATTATATTATGATGGAAAAACCCAAGAAATATGCTGGAAATTTTCTGGAACGAAAACTGGAATTCCAGCAACAGGTGTAAAAGGTAAAGATGGTATTGATTCGAGTTTTAAGATTGTAAAAGTTAAAAATGTTAAAGATAATTGTGGTGAAATTACTGCCGTATTAAAAGAAACAAATCCCAATAATATACAAAATGATATGTGGGATACTAATTTAGATTCATTAACAAATAGCTATGCGTGTATTTGTTTTGAAAATGCGCTGGGTTGGCAAATAGCTTACGGATATATATATGAACAAAATTCTGTAAAATATGCGTATTGGACAAATGAATTGGTTATTAGTTCTGAACTAGATGATACGCGTATAAATAATTATTTTGCTAGGATTGGAACGCCGATGCAAAATCAAACTGGATTTAGAGGCATTCAGATTCCGTCCTGTCCTGATAGAACAAATACGTCCCTATATAATAATGCACACGTTATTAAAACAGCTAATTATAACAATTCTAAAACCAAGGCAGATAATGACCTTATTTTTAGATTAACACAAAACGCATTTAGTGGGGTTGCACCCACACGATACCCAGTCAAAACAATTCCAAATATCATTTTAGATAATTATAATTTAAAGATACAGCCATTAAAATACAATACAGGTGTTGATGAAGTAGATTCACAAAGTGACTCGTCAACAATAGGTTATGGAACGCTTAATCTAGACGGTGGTAGTAATAGACAAAATAATTATATACATTTAAGTGCAACTGATGCTGAATTTGTAACTGGGAAACAAGTTAATTTTTATAATGGCATTTATTTGGGCGATGATTCAAATAATAGTAATCAAACGTATGCTGGAATAATTTTTGGCGATAGATCTAATCCATCTGCTGTGTGTAAATATAATGGTGAAACAAATCGATTAAATTTTCTTTTAAAGAAAAATGATAGTGAAAACTCTTATATTAAAAATTCAATACAATTGGCTGTTACTAATGACGATGAATTATCAAAAATAACAAATATTAATAGTACTACCAATGTTAGTTCTGGCATTATAATTAATTCTAACAGTGTTGCATCAAATAGTGCGTTTTACGCGGCGAAAAACGTATATACATCAGAGAAAATTGGTGATGAGACGTCGACATATTCAAAAACAGGTCTGCCTATTGGTTCAATTATTATGTGGTATGGCAAAATATTCGTAAATTCACGGTATAACATTTATTATCCTAAAGGGAGTTTTTCAGATAGTTGGGTTGTTTGCAATGGCGCCAATATAAAAAAAATCCGGATCTTTAAAAACTTATGTACTGTTATTGGTGATTACTTACCAGATTTTTCTGAAAAATATCCTTTAGGTATAAATCCAAACGATAGACAGAGCGGAGTTGGTTATAGTTATATTATAGGGGATTCAACCACCAACATTATGAAAAAACCATTAGACAACAAAATCAATAATACAACGAAAACGCAGGTTGGGTTAAACGTTTACTTTTTAATTAAATATGCATAATATAATGGTAATAAATGAAAATAGGCACAGATTTTTGAATAATTATAAATGGGAAGAATTAAAAAATCAACCTTATGATTATGCGAATAATAGTCTTGTTCGATACTTATTATCTAATAAGATGGTTAATTCGAAAAATCCAATTTTAAAATACATACTATCTGTTTATGAAACGTCAATAATATATATGTTAAAAACAGTAGATATTTTAAAAAATTTTCATAATTATAATTGGAAAAATTAAAAAGGATAATCAAACTGATTATCCTTTCGTTTTTTTTATGTGTTTAGATGATATCTAAGACAATTAGATTAGAAAAAACATATAATTATATTAAAAATCTATAAAAACCCTTTAGAACACATCTAATCAATCAAATTTTACATTTTTTAATCAAGTGTGATGTGCTTGGATTCAATATTATCAAGAGAATCAGTAAAAGCTTGTAATAAAGCATCTATTGCGAGTGCGATATTAACTGTATATGGGTTTGTTTTTGCATTCTGTGAAATAGCATTTAACATATTTGATAAAATATTTAATGATTTAACAACATTATCACCTAAAGCCGCCGGATGCTCACTACCACCAATAGTTCCTAAACTTATTGAGTTATCACAAATATCTATAGCACGATGAGAAGAACCAGTATCTAACACAATAGTACCATCTTTACGCATATTAATAACCGCATCTAAATTGCGAATAATCCAACCATCACCATCGGTAAAATATAATTGCACCACGCCAGTAGTCATCTCACGTGAGGCTAATACTTCTACTGTCTCATAATTATTTTCTAAAATATTTTTTAAATTTTCAGGAAAATTATCTTTTCTTATATAAAACAATTCTAACGGGTTATCATCAAAAAATAATACCCATATCTCATCATCAACAGCGACCGAATAAAAGCTATTAGTGCCAGCCAAAGGAAACTGATACACTGGCGGTAGCTTATCAACAGCATCTTGATCTGAAAATAAACCACAGCAATATGCCTTTATTGTACCATTAGTATCTTCTAAGCTCAGCACTCTGCCGGGTCTAATATGTGCTTTCGATAATATCATTTGAAGAATTTTTCAGTTTATATAAAAATGTTTTAATAAATTCATCTGATAAAATAACAGTTTTCTCATCAAACACTGGCATATTTGTTTCAATGTCTATTGATAAAGAAATTGTTCTCAATTTTTGCTCTGTAGTTCCTCCATCAAAAGCAATATCTTTTTCGTGATCGTATGATGTAGGCACCTTATATGATGCTTGAATGGTTTGACCTAAATAATCAAAATTAAACACTCTAACAAATAGCATTTTTGATATTATCTTTTGTGTTACACTCATCACATCAGAAAAACTATCTAAATAGTATTTTAAATCAACAGATATCTTAAGCGGTATTCTTCGAAACTCAGCATTAAAATTTTGTATTGAATCTTCGTCAGATATTTCAAAATAACCTCGCGTATACGGGCTTGTTATCTGGTCTTCTAAAACTTCTATTGATTTAACATCTAAAATACATCGTGGTATTGAATTATAAATATAATCTTCATTTGAAATAGTTCCAGGTTCTATTGCATTATTTTGCCCCTTGTTTTCAAGATACATTATATCATCACCAGTGTTCAAAATGAAATGCGGAACTGATTTATTATGTAATTTTATTTGCCCATTCAAATTACTTATAAAGGACTTAATAACAGTCGACAAAAATTGCTGGCTGTTATTAATATCTATATCTCCGCGTGATATCTTATCAAAAATTTCAGACATATTATAATTAGTTAATTACTTTGGGGGAGAACCGATTTTTAGTAATTTTGCGAATATTATTTTTCAGTGTACTAGAATAATTTGCGTTTATATTTATCTTATAATTAATTGGGTCTGAATAAAGTGAATTGCGCAAATCAAATGACAGAGTATGTGTTATATTTGTTAATGATTTTGTTAATGCATATCTAGCAACAACATTTATTTGTAGTGCCTCTCCTGGTTTTATGATTTTGTATAAATTATTTTCATCATCATTTGAAATACAAATCTCTTTTATATCGGATACAAACGGATATAATATCAATCCACCATAATAATCTGATTTACTCAAAAATTGAGGATTAATCATTTTTTCAATAGCCGACGAAATAGTGTAATTGTTACTATAACCAACCATATAATCATTGCAATACAACATTTGTGATTGTTTTTTCAATGATTCATTTGTGTGATTATAATAATTAATACCTGTATATATATCTGTAACACGAAAATAAATCCACTGATTATAAAATTGCGGAGAAACCTTTATATCATCTAATGAATCAACATATAACCAGGCGCACGGTGCTTGCGTGCCTTTTTGTGTATAATCCTTAAGGTTAAACCTATGTTGCCTATTATTTTTTATAACACTTTTATAATTGCCAGGAAACATTGAATAAAGTTTTAATATATGGCTTGATGAATTATTAGCAATCTTTAATTTTAATAATGTCTCGGCCATATCATATACATTAGAACCAGACTTAGTTGAAACTTTATTGGCTGACAAATAATTTTTTAATATAAATGTGTTTTCTGTATTAGGATTAATTATAACTTCATTTTCATCATCTGCTAATGATACTGTAATATTTTCTGAATAAATACCGAAAACCTCGTCGTTTAATTTTGTAATAGTATCGTTAATTGTTTGCAACTTATCTTTTAGCGGTATTACTCGCCGCTCGTCAGTATAGAATCCAGACGCGATATGTTCTGGCTGATGAAAATATGTTATGTTTTGGTCAATAAGTACATCATCAACGTGTTTAATTACACCTTCATTATCTAAATAATTTTTAAATGCTTCTTTTCTAACATCATCGTTATTTTCAGAAATAATATCTAATACTGTTACGTCCGTTTTATACTCAGTTGGAAATTCAACATTAACTATTTCTGACCAATCAGTTGTAGTCTTTACAAAAGGAAAACCTATAAAATATACTGCCCTTAACCGTATATCAACTGTCTCTCCCTGTGAAATTGGTATATCAATTTGGTTAAATGAAGGAACATTAATGTTTGTTGTGTCTGATGGTAAATTATATAAAATTTTCCCATTATTATACTCAGGTGTACGCTCATTTATACACGACTCCATAGTATTCCAATCAGAATAAATACCACCTCCTAATGTCTCAGCGTTTCCTGTTGTTTTAGTTGAATTTTTATATCTATATTGTACATCTATTTTTATGATATCATAATCTGTTAAACCATTATCTTTTAAAAACTTTGTGTAATCAAAGAAACCGCGAATATGATATTTGGGATTATCAATAGGTGTATCTGTGTTTGTTGATGCAATAGAAATTTCCTTAATTATGCTTGCTATACTTTTTGTTAACGTGTTTTTCTTTTCTTTTAATGATTTTAATTGGTCTGTATATGTTTTTTGTGTTAATGAAGAATTTTCAAAAGATACTTTTGAAATAAGAGTATTTATTTCATCAATTTTATTTTGTACATTTTCGCTTTCAGTCTTATAATTTTCTTTTTGTTTATATAAGCTATATATTTGCGAAATTGTTTTTGAATTATTTAAATGTTTATTTACTAATGTAACTTTTAATTTATTTATATCAATAACAGGTTTTGCTGTTGTAAGATTTTTAAAAACTGCCTCTCCTATATTTACAAAATCTTTTCCAGCTAAATCAACTAATCCAAATAATTTATCACCAACATTTGTTACTTGCGAATTATAGTATTGTTCAAACGTTTGCCCATCTTTTGTAAGTGAATAGACATTTAATAGTAAGCCGTCGGCCCAAGGTGATTGTACTAATGAATTGCGCTGTATTGGAGCAATGAATATCATTATGTATTGGTCTTCTTCAAGCGGCACATTAAGATATTTCATCTTTTGTATATTACCATCTGCAAAAAATTTCAACGTGCATAACTCTTCGTTTTGATCATCTACAGTGCATAAATCAGTAAAACCGTTATTTTCAACTTCCACTTGAACTGTATTTGCCGCCGAATAAATATTTTCAATTTTTAATTTTATTTTATCGTTATTCGTAACGAGGTGGTCACCTATAAACAATGAACGTTCAATTGTATCATCGGCAATAGTATATGTTAATTTATCTAATTTGAGTTTATAATGCTCAATAAGATTATCATCAGTCCAATTTTCTTCTATTTTTTGTATCTTATATTGTCCTGAACCTAATTCGTAACGTAATGGCAGAGTATAAACTTTTTCATATTCGGTATAATCTGAATCTGTATATGAATACATTTTTTTAATGGCATCAGAATATTTTATTGAAACACATTTTGATTCTTCTGTTTTTGTTTCTTTATCTGCGGTTTGCCAATTACCTGCTTGTTTCAATAATGCTAATAAATCGCTATTTTTGATTACAATCTTTTTAAGATTGATCTGTTGTATATCATCAGGTAAATTAGATAAATCGATTTTGATATATGGTGTTGGTGTTAAAAAGTCTTTAAAAATTTCATTTTTTTTGCTTGAAAAACTATTTAATGTTTTAGCAATATTATTTATATCTGCACCAGCAAATGCTGTTTTCGGAACATTAGTAAATCCTTTTACCTCTATTGACTGTGTGTTACCGTTAAAATCGAAAACGGCTTCTCCAGTTTTAGGTGCATTAACAAGATTGAAAAAATTGTCTTCTAATGTGTTTAATTTATTTTCTAAGTGAATAAACGACGGTATCTGATAATTTTCATTATTGATATTAACGCTTAAATGTTCTGATTTTGTGTAAAAAGAATCATTAATTGCTTTCAGTATTTCATAGTTTTTAGTTGTTAAATCTTGAATTTCTTGTAAGTATTCTGATAAACTAACTGCCATATAAAAATAAATTATTTTTTATCTAATGTATTATTATAATAATATAGTTTACAAAGCTAGTTTATAATATGTAATTTTATTTATGGCAGAAATCAGTGAAAATATAACAAGTGAAAATACAACTGTACAGAACATAAATATTTACAATAGTGTAAAGACCATAGATAGCATTCAAGCAAATCATATCAATTCTTTACAGCAGAATAATATGTCTGCAGATGAAGAGGTATATTTTAACACATATCGCTATTGGACGCCATTCTATGTTCCAATGCAGAATGTCATAAAAGATGGATCTTCAAAAGATAGTAATGGTAATCCAGAAATGGTTGCCGTTAGTGCAAAAGGCGTGAAATCATTATTTAATAATTTTAACGCAGTGTTTGTTGATAATGCTTTTCGCACTGATGCAAATATGCCATTATTAGACAGTCCAGAGACACGGAAGGAACAAAGAAAAAACACGTGCTGCACAATAAAAGCGCTTGTTGAAGATTCTGCAAAAGGACTTATGGGGCGTCAAATGTATAATTATTCTGATTTTGCTTTTTGTAAACATCTAGGAAAGGTATCTAATAACTACCTTATTACACTACGTCGTTTTGGAGCACCTTGCGGTGATAAAATAGACAAACGAACATATTCTAGAATTGCAAAGCAGGAAGATAAATTACAAGGCCATTTACCTGATATTGGAAGAATGATAACCTGGCTTGGTACATCTGGAAATGAACTATCTAATATATTAAAGTATTCATATAATGTTGCTTGGGAAGATTTAGAAGCAAAATTAGAAGATGTCGAACAAGGAGGCGATAATGGTACGACCGGTCCATTAGGTGGGTTGTTTAATATGGCAAATTCAAACTATCGCACACAGGTTCAGCGCGGTATGGCTGGAAATAATTTTGCTGGTAAAGCAGGAATAGATAGTATGCTTGGCGGCCCACAAACACCACCATACAATAAAGCTGATTGGGATAAACAATATGATGCTAATAAAGTATATGGTCCGTTAGACGTTATAATGAAAACAAAAAAACGAAAAGCGGGTATAAACTTTGAGCAAAAATTTTCAATAACATTTGACTATGAGCTGCGCTCGTATTATGGTGTAAACGGCAAAGCAGCTATGGTTGATTTACTTGGTAATATACTTGCAACAACGTTTACACACGGCACGTTTTGGGGCGGCGAACGTCGGTTTGTTGGAATGGCACAAGATAACATTTTTGCTAATTTGCCAATATATAAATTGGCCGACTCTGGTGGTTTGAATAACCCCGGCGCTGTAATGGATGCCTTTATGGAGTCTATAAATCAAGGCGCTAAGGCGTTTTCACAAGGTGTTAAAGGCGAAACAACAATGGAGAAAATTAAGAATCTTGCAAAAGATGTAGGTGGTATGCTTCTTGGTGGTTTATTAAATAGACTTGGCCGTCCGCAAAAATTTGCATTATCGTCATTGCTATCTCCTGCGCCAGTTGGTTGCTGGCATCTAACTATTGGTAATCCAAAATCACCAATAATAGAGGTTGGAAATCTTATTATGACAAATGCAACAATAATGCACTATGGCCCCTTAGGTATAGATGATTTTCCTACCGGGTTAAAGGTTACAGTTGAACTGGAGCACGCTAAACCGCGAGACATAATGGGTATTGAGCAGATGTACGGCCGAGGTGATACACGGGTTTATTCACCACTTGGTTCAAGGGTTCTAGATATGTATAACACGGCAACATCTATAGTAAAAGTTAATTCTTCAAATCAGACAAAAAAAGAAGAATCAAAACAAACAATGCAAAGTACGACAAATGCTAATGATACTATGTCATCACCGCTAATAATAGAGGACTCAGATACAATAGCAAACACACAACAGCAAACAATTTCAGATATATCATCACTTATGAGATATTTTGGTACAAAGGAAAGTGCATTTATTGTAGCTGCTGGCGGAGAATCATTATATGGTGCAGAGAAACACAAAAATGACCACATTAAAAAATAAGTACACATATATGATACAATACATTAATATGTCGCAACAAGAGCTATATGATTTAGTAAATAAAGGAACCGTTTTGCGCGTAGAAAATTTAAATTTATTAAATACCATATTTGAAGAATTGCCGGTAATTTATAACATAATTTGATTATTTAAATTGATATTTTTTATATATTAACTTGTAATAATTTAATTTTTCAATTTTATGGAACGGATTGATAGTCCATATTATTTTGGCAACAAAGAAATGAAACCGGTTGTTTTACAAGCAAAGAGTTCGTATTCTTGCATCACACAAGAGCTACCTTGGGACTTAAACGGTGAAGATTTTATTAGAGCTGTTTATACATTGGGGATTGGACTTGGATTTAATGCTGAAAGTATTTTATATGAAATGAAAACATTCGCTGAGGACAATTTACCAAGTGAAGAAGTTATCGAATAACAAATATTAAATAATAGGAGAAATAAATTATGAATTTTCACGATTTAAAAGATATTGTAAATATTTATTCATCCGTTGACGGAAAATCAGATTATACTTGGGATAATGCAAAAATATATGTTTGGAATCCGTCAAACCAAAAAGAGATGAATCTTGTTTTTACGGGCTCAGAACGCGCGGAAAATAAAACAGATTATAAGATACATTTTAATGCCGAATTTATTGATGCAAATCCATTTGCATTTCAAGATGCATTTGAAAATACAATTAAAAAAATACTACCAAATATAACCGACGAAGAATTACAAGAATATAAAACAGCATTTTTACAAGAAATAATACGTATGAGATAATATATTTTTATGGCAAGAAAGGAAAAAAATACAAACAAATCTAAAGCACAACTATATAATTATAAATCAGATAAATACAGTATTTCTCCTTCAATAACTGCGTATAAACTGAAGTTTAATCCTAGATTTACCGCATTAAATAACACAAAAGAAATTGAAGATAATTATCCTTTTGATGTGCTAGAGTTATATTACAAAACGGGTAAAAACAATTTGGTAAAACGCGCAGATGCAGAGGTATATTTAGCAAATTCAAATACCTTTGTAACGGATTTATATTCATATAATACTGATTATATTTATATAAAAAAAGATAATGAAATATATCAAAATTATAAGGATATATTTAATAAATACTATTATACTGATGATTATGGTGTAAAAATCGCAGTTAAAAAATCAGATTTTACTGTTGTACCAGAAAAAATTACTATATTTAAAAACACAAATAACACATTAAAACTATCTGAACAAGATACTGAAATTACAACAGCTGCTGCTGCACGAAAAATAGAAAAAATTGTAAACAGCAAAAAACCATATATTGTTGTTGGCGATTCAATATATATAAATAGTGAGAAAACAAAAGCAACAGTAAATTTTATGAAAACGAATATGTCATAAATAATATCTATTTTCAATGGTGTTTGCGTTTAAAAAATCATAATTATTATAGTCAGATGTAATTGTTATTATATTATTGCTAATTTTAAATTCTTCTACAAATGACATATATCTAGGGTTTTCGAAAACATAAACAATATGTAATTGCGCCATTACAAGATCGTCGTGCCCATAGCTAGCACAATAAGTACCAGTACCTTTATTATCTGAAAAATTTGATAATTGATGCAAAAATTGTAATGAAGAATTACATATTTTTGCTTTTTCTATATATTCTTTAAATTTTATAGTACCATATTGCTTCGATTTTGAAGTTATTTTCTTTCCGAACGTGTATTTTGTTTGTTCATTATTCCAGTATTTTAAAATAATATCTTCATTAAATCGTTCTATATTTACTAAATCGTCTTCTATTTTTTTGATTAAAAATTTTGCAAAATACTCGCCATATAAATTATATTCTAACGAAATAAGATATCTGTTTATATCTAAATAGTTTATGCAAAACTCTTTAAGTATTGTTGTGGCTATATCGACATTTATATTATTATTTGCAAAATATCCTATTGTTTTAATAATTATTTCATTATTCTCATCTAATTCAAGTTTGTTTATATCAAACACAGTATAATCGCCGCCAATACCTTCAGCAATGTCTATTGTTATAACTAAATAATCGTCTTTTAATTTTGATATATCATAATCAGGGTGCCAATAAAAACTATCAGCATACTGTATTCCTAGCATTTCCTTTCTAACAAATTCAACTGCAGTTTGCTCAATCTTACGTAAAATTTTAGTGTTTATAAGTGTATTTGAAGACACGTCAAAATTAGTTCCAAACTGACGGTTAAATGCCTCTTCAGACCCATAGTTAGCAACTTGTATTCTATGCCATTCTTCATCACGCTTCTCCCAGCAATTTTTGAACGGGTTCCATTCTGGTACCTCCCACCAGTCAGTCTTAAATGGTGCATATTCATTTTCTCCTGCCTCTGCTGCCTTATATAATCTGTAAAATAAATTATAACCATTCTGCGTAGATGTTATCATAAAACGTGCTTTACCAGCCGTGATTGTAGGGAATAAGTTATTGTAAAATTTATCTAATATATTAGGTGCTATATGAGCAAATTCGTCAGCTAATACACAATGAAAAGTAAATGATATGCCTGAATTTATTGTTGTAGCCTCAGCCATAATACGACAACCATTATCAAACACTATTTCTCCTTCATTCCATTTATAAATACCCGGTTTTAAGAAGTATGGTAACTCTAAAAAAATCTTCTTAACCTTATCTAGTATTTCATTCGCTGTTTTGCGCTTATTACCAAGCACAAGCGCATTTTTATCAACATTAAAAAGTGCATAATGAAGCATAAATAATGCAGATGTTGTTGTTTTACCAACTTGGCGAGCAGCAAGATATATTGATAATCTGTTTTTTACCAAATGTTTTAAATATTTTTCTTGATAATCCCTAAGCTCAATATTTTTAATACCCTGTGGTGTCATTAGTTTGCAATAGGTATTTACAAAATATATGATATCTTCTGCACAATGCTTCCATTCTTCTATTTCTTTTTGCGACCGTTTAAATACTAAATCGCCCTTTAATAATTTTGTTTGATTCTCATAGAATGGATTAGCCACAAGTTTATGTCCTTCACATAAACCCTTAATAGCTGTGTTTATTGCCTCCGTATTCCATATAACACGTTTTGCAATAATACCAGTTGAATCTTCTTTTATAGGGTTAAAATTAATAGAACTCATTATATATTATTATATATAATATAATATTAAAAACAATGAAAAATATAACAGATTTTTTTTGAAAATTATTCTACTAAAGTAAAACTCATAAACGAAGCAAATGAATATTTTCCTGATTCTGTTGATTTTGAGACAGAATATAATGATTATATATTATACGCAAAAAACACTCGAAGGCGCTTTATAAGTTATTTAATTTTTTACTGGAAGAAAATGCACAAGTAAGTACTATAAGTGATTATAAAGCATCAAATGATATAGAATATGATTATATAGACAAAGATAAAACGTCATTGGTTATTTTTACAGATGATGATTCGGCGGCACTTATTGAATTTCCAAATAGATTAAATACTACTAAATTATATATATTAAACTCAATAATAAAAGAATTAGAAAAAATTAAAAAAAATAGTTGATATAAAATTATACCGTTAAAACCAAAAAACGAGCAACATTGCCCGTTTTTTTAGTATAAATTACCATATTTTTTGATTGCACTTATATGCAAATCTACTATCTTTTGCTTTCCTTCATTTGATAAAAGAAATTTAACATCGTTTTTATTATCCTGAAACATATTTTCTGTTAAAACTGCTGGACATATTGTGTTTTTCGTGATATAAAAATCGGCCGTACAATATTTTTCTGTAGGAACGCGCCGATTTCCCTTTAACTCATATTGCTCTGAAATATCATAAATAATCTGTGCAAATTTCTTTGATTTACTTGATGCATTCTTTGATACCCAAACCGTCCACCCAGATGCATTGGTCCAATTAGTACCATCACCGGCGGCGTTTATATGAACTGAAATAAAAAGTGTATCTTTGCCTTTTTGCTTTGCCGCCTTTGTTATTTCATTTGCGCGACGAACACGCTCTGATAGCACAATATCATTCTTCTCTGGTACTAAAATATATGATTCAATATTAAGTGTTTTTAATTTTTCATATATGTGTTTTACAATATCTCTGCACCATTGCCATTCATATAATGACTTATCTGGCGCGCATTTTCCACGTGTGTCTATGCCGTGACCATTATCTAATATAACTACTAAGTTTTTCATAAAAATTTTTTATTTAATAATTATTATTAATATTTTCTGTATTTTCCCTTACTCCTTTTAATACCATTGTTATTTCTTCTAATGAATCTAATATATCTTTTATATTTTTATTTTTATCGGTTTTTTCATTTGTTTTTTCATTTAACTGTTTAGTACTTAATGAGTTATTATTTTCATTTTTATTATTTTTCTGAGTAATATTATCATTATTTTGTATTATTGCAGCATTTCCATTTGGTGATTCTTCTATTGCACCTCTTAATTTATCTAATACATTAACTAGTTTTTCAGACAGAATATCAGCTAATTTATCGAAGTCGCCGTGTATTGATTTACTAAATGTTGCCATCTGTTCAAACATATCACGAACAGATTTTATTTTGTTTGAATCAATTGTATTTGCTTTATCAATAAATTTGCCAAATGTTTCTGTATTCTTTTGAATTTTGCTTGTGTCAATTTTGGCTAAGCGTTCTGTTTGTGTAATAAGTACGCTTAAATTTGAAATTTTCTTATTAAATGATATATCTATTGGTAATCCTTTATGTTTTTCATTGCCAACGATAGCGCCAACATAGGCATTTAATGCTGTACCTATTTTTTGCACGTTTGTTTCTTCTGGTGTTGCAATATTTTCAATTGCTTCCATTAGCACTTTTAACGGCTCTATTGATTTATTTACTTTTTCTAAAGAATCAACAATATCTTCAATCTGTTTAACGTCAATTATTGGTGCAGCAGTTATTTTGAACGTATATGAATCACCAAAAAAACCTTTTTCTTTAATAATTTCTCCAGTACCAATAAATAGTGTTTGAAGCTTAATTATATATTGCTGTATAATACTACCTATATTTGCAATGCTTTTTTCTATATCTTTTTCATCAATTTTTACAGCCTTTTCAATAGCATCAATAAGATTTGTTACACCAGCAGTATTTTGCATTATTAGGGCAATATTTTTAACGGCCTTTCGTGACATATTTTCTAATATGGATACTGTCTTTTCATCAGATAATGTTTCAAGCAAAAATGTAATAATCTTGTGAATATTAATAGCGGCTAATTCAAACTCACCCGATGTCATTTTATGAAAACCAATTGGTTTACCGTTTTTATCAAATTTATCTGGTACCTTTAATTCAGCATATTTTTGTATTGTATCAGCAATATTTGATAATCCTTCCGCAGTTGAACTTAATGCTCTAATCTTAAAACTTCCTGATAAAACATCAGCTAGTTTTATTTTTGAAGCATACTTCATAGTAGAATACATTATCTCTATTGGTGTCTTTAAAACATCTTTTGCGTTTGTTTTATCGATGTTTAATTCTAATAATTTTTCAAGCGACTTAATAATTACCATTATTGATATACCAAATGGTATAAGCGCTGCACTCATTAACCCAAGTGCGGCTGCGCCTAAACCAATTGGGATAGACAGCAAACCAAGTTTAGACAGTTGTTTTCCTAATCCAAAAATTAAATTTGAGAGTGTTTCTGTATAAGTATCATTCCACTTTGAAGCAATAATTTTTAATAATGATATCGGAATAACAAAAATCAACAGCGCTGCACCCATTACTCCAAGTGCGGCTGCGCCTAAACCAATTGGGATAGACAGCAAACCAAGTTTTGCAATCGCGCAACCAATATCCCAAGTTATTGTTTTAATTATATCAGTATATGATTCATTCCATTTTGCTGTGATTGCTGTAAGCACCCAAACCGATAGTGAGAATAACAGCAAAGCTGCGCCCATTACTCCAAGTGCGGCTGCGCCTAAACCAATAGGTAATAGTAGAAATGATAAACCAACAAAGATAGCTATTGCCGCAGCAACAAACGCCGAAATTATTAATAATTGCGGCCATTTTGCTTCAATCTGTTGCCCCACATAAATCATTAACAAGGCTACTGCAGAAATAAGCACAAATGCAATAGAAAGTAAAATAACACCAGTAGCACCTTTTTTAATAAACGTTGTTCCAAAAGAAAGTAGCATAAATAAACCAATTGCTACACCGACAAATGCGACCATAATAAGGACATTTACCCAGTTTTCAAGTACCAACCCGCCAGTTAATGCCCAGAGTATAACCATAAATGATAGCAATAACATTGAAACAGTTATTTTAACAATTGAATTTGTACCTTCTTTTATTAGACGCGTTGCTAAAGAAAGTATAGAAAATAAGCCAATCACCAATAGCATAAAACCCATTACCTTTGTAATAGTAAGCCATTCTTCTATTATTAGCCGTCCAGTTAATGCCCATAAGATAATTACTGTTGAAAGCAATAGCATTGTTTGTGCTATTAGTTTTGGTGTACGTATAGCTATTTGTATTAAAGGCAATAATAGTGCAAATAATGAAAAAGCTATTATTATAAGACCAATAAATGCTATTGTAACCAAAATTTCTTTCCAGGCAATAATAGCAATAACGCCGGCTAGCGCCATTAGTGCAATTGCACCGCATAAAAGAGTAATTGAAAAAGATATTTTTCTGATTGTTTTAATGGAGATAAAAACATCTTTTAACAAGGTAATATTGAATGCCTTAAAAAATATAATCAAAAATAATTTAACTAAATAAAGCCCAATAATTGCAGCAGGAACTAGAAAACCAACAACGGTAAATGTTTTAATTGTTTGACCAAGACCAGCAATAGCTTCATTTATTACTTTTATGCCAGAAGCATTAACAACCGCAAAATCATTTTGTAGTATTTTACAAATGTCTTGTATTGCCTCAATTGCTTTTATTATTGGTTTTTTTAATACAATAAGCTTTATAGAGTCCTTGCCAATTAAAACTAAATTAGTTGTTGCAGACCGTAATGATTCTAAAGTAGTATTTAAATTTTTTATATTTGTTGTAATAGTTTTTGAAATAACAATATTATTTACACCTGTCGTTATTAGCGATATGTTTTCAAGAAATGCTTTTAATGAAAACGAAAAAATCTTTGATGCAACTGCATTTGGTAGTTTTATTTGTTGAAATTTTGTTGCAGCGGATTGTAAGTTTTTAAAGACTTTTTCTATTTCTGTTAAATTATTTTGCAGATTTTTTAATACAGCTTGGTCTAATTTTCCATCAACAATAAATTTGTTTACATCGTTGATAGCAGAAAGTTTTGATTTTAAAATTTCTGTAATATCCGTTGCTGCTGAGAAAATTTTACCCATAACTGAAATTATAGTTAAATAATAATTATTTGTCGTATTTTTGTTTTATTATATAAATACATAAAAAAAAACAATATGTTTGGATTTTTAGCATTAGGATTTTTCTTTGCATTAGCAGCAGGTTCACTAGGTGGTGGTTCTGGTTCTGGCGGTGCAGGAGGAGTAGTAAGTGGATTTTTAGGAGGTATACTTGGAGGTGTAGCTGCTATTAAAAACAAGTTAAAGGAAAATGGTATGATAGAAGATGATGAATCTGATTCTATTGACAACACTAAAAGATTAAAAGAATTATTAAAAAAGAAGCCTGGTGATTTAACACAGAAAGAAAAAGAAGAGTTAAAACAGTTATCAAAAAACTGTAATACTGATGATTTAACTGACGAAGAAAAGAAACGTTTTAAGCAAGCAACCGGGTTGAATATTGATGACCAAGGGTTAGATGATGAAGAGGTAGAAGAAAAAAACTTGAATATGAACAAGGCATTGGCTATGGTTCAAAGACAAGTTGAAGCAGTAAAAGATGACACGTCTGAAGATGCAAATAATTTGCGTAATTGTTATGACGCATTTATAAAGTGTAAATATGATGAAAATGGTAAAGAGCGTAGTCCGGAAGAGTTTAGTGATGAGCTGAATAAGCTTCCAACGGATATGCAAAAAATGATGACAGAAAAAATTAAATTAGCATCAAAGAATTATGATGATATTGAAAAATTAAGTGAAGAATCAAAGAATATTTCTGATGCAGAGGCAGCTGCTGCACAGGAGCGTGCTATAGCACATCGTTATACAATTGCAAAAACTGAAGAGCTTCAAAAATTACAAGAGAAATATAATGCAGATTGTGAAGGAAAGAGTGAAGAAGAAAAGAAAATTTTAACTGAAAATTACGAGAAGCAAAAACAGGCTGTTGTAGATAAATATGATGCGCAAATAAAGATGCATACAGAAAAGGCAGAATCACTTGTTAAAGATAGCACCGGATCAGAGAATAAAGATGCTGAGGAAGCACAGAAAAAAATTGATGAATTAAATAAAAAGAAAGCTGAGTTAGATAGTGAAGATGCAAAGAAGAATTTATTACAGAAATATAAAGATTTTAAATTTGATGGCGAAGATGGTGATTTAGATAAACCAGAAAAGAAAGAAATAATTGAAAAACAGTTTAAGGATGCAGGATTAGATGTTGAAGTATATAAGAAAATTAAATCAGCAAGTTTAACAGATACAGATATTGACAAATTACTGGATAACGAAGATATAAAAGGTGAATTAGAGAAAGATATTAAACGGCAAAAAGACGACATTGATAAATCGATTAAAGAGCAACAGGATAAAATAGCTAAATCAAATGAAATAACTCAAGGCGCGGCTACCGGGGCAACAGGCTCTACCGGGGCAACAGGCTCTACCGGGGCAACAGGCTCTACCGGGGCAACAGGCGAAGATGAGTCTAAACAAACTGTTCCACCATCAAAAAGATTTAAATTATTTGGAGAGACAACAAAAGATGCAAATGGAACAAAAAGAGTAAATTATAAATATAAAAATGACGCCGGTACAATAATTTCACATTCTGAATTAGAGCAATATGTAGAACGTTGGAATAAATCTCATCCCGATAAAAAAGATACTTGCCCGGCAAAAAAAGAATCACAGGTTATACCGGCAGGAAAAAATAAAAATAAAAAACGTCGTAGAGGTAGGCATAGAAGACACGGCGGAAAAGAATCATTAGAAGATTTTTTGTATGATAATTTGATTTTTGAAAATATTGAATTTGAAAGTTTTTCAGATTTTTTGAAACGGCAATAATTAAACACAAAAAAATTTTTCCAAATGGCAGTTAATTTAGCTGCCATTTTTTTTATATTAATTTTGAACGTTAAAATTTATTTGTATGGATTTGTTTAATAAAGAAAAAGTAAAACAACTACAAAATGAGCTTGTGATTGAAAAAGAAAAAACAATTACTGCCAAACTACAATTTGATGAATTAAAAAGGAGCGTTGATCATTTATATGATGAATTGACATATTTTTTTAATTCAAAATATGAAAACGTATACTTAAAAACACAACAACTATTAGAAGAGCAAATTAAATTTAAATGTGAAAAATGCACATTTATGGGTGGTTATGTAATTTTTGATGCTGTTGTTTTTGATGGCAAAGATGAAGTAAAACAAAAATTAACGTATGATTTGGCACAAGTTTCTTGGTTAAAACAGATAAGTAAAAAAGAATATAAAGGAGAAAATAAATAATGGTACGTGAAGAATGGCTTAGGAAAGCAGTTGAAATTCTTGATGCTGATTTATTTAAAGGCGGACTAGACATCTTAAATCATAATTATCAAATTTCTTGCGGCTGGACAAAGTGTAATAAAGTAACAGAAGTTATTTTCCCATATGATGGTGCAGATGCACAATTATCAGATTTTTTTCCAACAACAATACACGTAAATGTTACTTGTAGTGACTATATTGAGATGTTAACAAATCTTGCATATTCGTGTATTCAATGTTTTTACAATATAAGAAAAACGGGGTCAAAACAATTTAAAACACTTGCTGAGAGCTTTTATTTTAATGCACCATATAAAAAATGTAACTCGTCGGAATACTTGAAAGATATTATAAGTAATGTATATGACAAGCTGATTAAGCAATATGGTGAGTTTCCTGGTAAACCGATTATAATACATAAAAAAGAACGCGGGTTAGGTAAGAAAAATTCATTGACGTTGTTTTGCAGTAATTGCGGTTATGAAATGAAGGTTACTCGCAAAATGTTTGAAAAACACGGAAAACAGTTACCAACCTGTGTTTGCGGGCATAAATTAGCTGTAGATTTTGATGAAGAAAATAATGAAGAGTACAAATGAATTTTTTAATATAGATTGTTTTGAATATATGAAAACCTTACCGGACGGGTCTATTGACGCTATGGTCGCTGACCCTCCGTATGGTATAAATTTTAACGGTGTTACGAGAAACACTGAGTGGGACAATATTACCGATTATAAAAAGTTTATAACCAATTTTCTTTTTGAAGCAAAACGAGTTATAAAAGATGATGGGACAATATGGTTGTTTTGCACACGAACAGAAATAAGAACGGCTTTTCAAGCGATAGAAGATGCCGGTTTGAAATGTAATATACAAAACTGGCTGACTTATGCTAGACAAAAAGGCAGAGGAGCAAAAAATAAATTAAAATCACAAGCTGAAGAGGTTTTGCATATCACAAAAGGTAATAAATACACATTTAATACGTTTGAATATTTAAGGGAATGTGTTGCTCCTCATATTAAGGACGGAAAGCCGCGCGGTTGGTTTATAGACCAAAATACAGGTGAGCGCCTCCAGTGGTCTGGCGTTGGAAATGTATTGTGGTTTACTTCACCATTTTTTAAGTCAAAATTCGAGAAACAGATACATTCTACTCAAAAACCAGTATTGTTGTTTGCTGAATTGATAATGTTATCTTCAAAACCAGGCGAAGTTATTTTCGATCCGTTTGCCGGTAGCGGTTCTTGCGGTATTGCCGCCCAAATAACTGATAGAAAATGGATAGGTTGTGAATTAGATGAAGATATGTATAATAAAGCAAATAATTGGTTAAACAGCTATGACAAAGAACTTGCAAAAGAATATATACAACATAGAGTAAGATGAGATGTTTGAACAAATTGCAATAATATGAAATTACGGTCACCAAAAATAAAAATTTCAAAGATAGAGTATCAATTATTTCCGGCGGATAAAATAATTATTGACTCATATTGGAATGACCTAATCGAAAACGGCGATAGGTCATATATAGAGCAAAAAAGAAAAAAACATAATGAAATACATTTTAATTTCTGATACGCATTTTGGTATAAAGCAAAATTCTATTCTGTGGTTGAACTCACAAATAAATTATTTATATAATGAATTTATCCCGATCATTAAAAAGCTAAAACAGAAAGATGAAGTAAAAGTTATTCATTGCGGAGATGTGTTTGATAGTAGAAGTACCATTAATCCTTTTGTGGCAACTGAGGTTAGAAAAGCGTTTGTTGAAATAGCAAACTTGTGCGAAGTATATATTATTGCAGGCAATCACGATTTTTATTCACCAAAAGATGATAATATTTCGTCGCTAGATTTAGTTTTATCTTCTATAAATAATTTACAAATAATCAAAAACAAGTCTCAGATTATTTTTAATCATTCTTTATTATTGCCGTGGTATGAATTTAATAAATTTATAGACGAAACAAATACACGTGGAAAAGAAATAGAAAACATAAAATATATTTTTTGTCACACCGATTTGTCTTTGTTAGGTGGTGATATTAAAAAAAAGCTATTTGGTGTTAAAGTATTTTCTGGGCACATTCATTATCCTGTTGTAGATAATAATTTAATAACATTAGGCAGTGTGTTTCCATTAACATTTGCTGATTGTAATGCAGATAGAGGAATATATATATTAGATGACAAAACAGGTAAATTAGAATTTATAAAATCAAAAAATGTAATAAAATTTTGGCGATTTTATAATAGCAAAATATTTAATATTGATGAAAAACAATATGAAAATGATTATGTTGAATTATATATTGATAAAGTTAACTTATTAGATGAAAAATATACTAAACGCATCTCAGAAATTTCATCAATAATTCATAATACAACAGTTATTCCTATTGTCGAACAACAAAATAAGATACAAAATATAAATTTTAAAGATTTTAACATTAATGATTTTTGTATAAAAAATATACCTATTCAATTACAAAAAAAGTTTGAAACTGTATTATTAATTGACGAAAATAATAATTAAAAATTTACAAAAAAACAAACACTAGATTTATAATTTAATAAATTAATTTTTTTCATATATATGAATCAAAAAGATGAAATGAATTTAGCAGAGCAAATTGGCAATTTAGGTGGAGAACATTCTGATTCTATGATTGGTAAAAAAATAGAAAATATGCCTGGACGAAAAAAAATCTCTAAATCAGAAGAAACAGATATGGCAGATTTTTTATCACGTTCGTCTGGCAAATTAAGTATTTCAATTGATGACGATGAGCATACAGCAAAGGTATCAGACGGGTGGAATCCAATCCGACGTTCTGAGCTTGGTATAAGGTCTAAATTTTACCCTGAAGATTGGGTATTTTATATTCGTCCAGCGACTGTTGAGGCAATTAAAAACTGGTCTGCAATAGATGAAGAACGAATTGATATTGTTAATACCGTATTTAATGATATTATACGGTCCTGTGTAAGCATTAAAGGAGCGGCGGGAAATATACCTTGGAATCGTATTAATAGCTGGGACAGGTTCTGGTTTATTTTGAAGGTTCGTGAGTTAACATTTAAAACTGGTGAAGCAAAAATTGAATTTACAGACACTTGCCCTGAATGTGATAATGAAATAGTATATAAGTTGACACCAACTGCATTATTTTATGAATTCCCCGACAGTGATATTGTTGATAAGCACTGGAATACAGTGGATAGATTATGGTATATAGATCCCAAGCAATATGATTTAGATAAACCGGCTATTAAGTTGTATGTTCCAACACTTGAAAAGGACCAAGCAATATTAGATTGGGCTATTGCTAAAACAAGAGAAAATAAAAAGATTGATAATAATTTTTTAAGATTTTTGCCCTGGTTATTATCAAAAGTTCCAAAGGACCAGCAAGTATTAGACAAATTTATTACAGAAGCACACGGTATTTATAAATCTTGGGATGTTGATATGTTTGAATTTATTGATGATGTTGTTAGAAATATCACTATTAACCCATCTGAAAAATTAAGACAGGTATGTCCACATTGCGGTGAGGAGGTCGTATCTAATGTCCGATTTCCAAACGGTGTTAAAGCATTATTTAGAACAGAAGCTAAACACACAAAATTTGGTTCACGATAGTAATGCTGAAAATGAATATTTAAAATATATTGATGGAACGCAACCAATATTAGAGTTTAGTATAATTAAATTATTCATAATAAACTTAGTTCAACTGATAAAAAATAAGGTTGCATTATCGAAGAATTTTTATATATCACCATCTGAAATCGACAAATTATATTATTGGGAATATGAATATATGCTTGATGAAGTAAACGAAACGATTAAGAAAGAAAACGAAAGGAACGAAAAGGAGCAATCAAAATATGGTAATATGAGCCCGTCTTCATTAATGAGAGAAGCAAAATCGGCTATTCCTAAAACGTCAAGTTATAATTTACAAAAAATATAATGTTTAACATAAGAAGCAATATTAAATATAATGTTTAACATAAGAAGCAATATTATATTATAATATGTAAAAAGCGGGCATAAAAACCCGCTTTTGCGTTATTATTTAGATTTTATTTTACATATTAGAATATGATATAATATATATATTTTTATGAAAATACAAAATGCTACTGCGGGTGTTTCTTTTAATCAGCTTGTTGATTGTATAAATGAAAACTTATCAAATACCCAAAAAGTTATATTAGCAAAGAAGATGTCTCAATATGGTGATCTTATTGATATGAGCTATATTGAAGATTTGCTTATTATGGCTGCAAAGATAAGATTAAAAACAATAAAAAATAACCGAGTATTGTATAATAAAAACAGAGCATATTTTTCAGCGTTAAAAATAATTACTAAACTTCGTCCTGAATAAACGCCTTAAAAATATTTTTTTTTAATTAAACATATATTATTATATTTAATATATACTTTTTTTTTATGAGAAAAGAAACCGATGGTGTTTCAATAAATACAATACAAGAAGGAAGTAGTATGCTTATTGGTGAAGGCTATGATTTGAACGAATCTGCAGTATCAAATTATGGTAATATTCCGGGCTTTAAGCAAACAACAAATTTTGCACCAAAATATGCTAAGGATTTAGAAAAACCCAAAAAGAAACGATTAATTTCAAAAATAATCTCTAATTTATCAAGATGGGGAATGGATTATGATGATGATATTGTCAAAAATCTTAGAGCTATTCCTGCTGATAAAAATATATTACCTAAACCATTTCAGCTAGAGAATCAAGACCTTTTTACACAGTTATCATCAAACTGGAAAGTTAAATCTAACGCCGACAAAAACTTTTTTGAAAAGGATTTTGCGCAAAAAAGAACGAGTCTTCGTAACCTTGCTGTTCAACCAGAATTAGAAGATATATTAGATACTATGACAAATGAGTGTATTGTATATGATTCTAATTATGTTTATTTTGCTGACCCTTATATAGATCAAACAGATTTAAATGATTTTACAAAAGAGGTGCAAGATAAGATAACAGATTCTATGTCTAGAGCATATAAGAAATTGTATAGAATGTTAAATTGGCGTGTTAACGCGTGGGACGATTTTAAACGTTTTTTAGTTGAGGGTATACTATCTTGGGAAATTGTTTATGATTCACTGGAAAAACCAACTAAAATTATTGGTATGGTTCCTGTAGATGCGGCAACATTAACAAAGAAATATGACAATGGTAAATGGTATTGGGTGCAATATAAAGGTATACAAGGGAAAGAACGGAAATTATTAGATTCGCAAATTGTTTATATATCATATCAAGAAACAAATGTCATCAATCGTTTATCATACTTAGAGCGACTGGTCAGGCCGTTTAATATTTATCGCATTATTGAGCAGGCGCAGATTATTTGGACAGTAACTAATTCACAGTATAAGATGAAGTTTACTATTCCAATTAAGAATATGAATAGAGTATTAGGTCAGCAAACATTGATGACCGCAATGAATAGATATAAAGAAGATATTAAATTTTCAGGGGAAACAGGTGAGCTGACTTTTAATGGTAGAGTAAATATACCATTTAACAAAGAATATTGGATGCCCGAATCAGAAAATGGCACACCATCAATTGAAACTGTATCTTCTGAAGGTCCAGACTTAAATGATAATGACCAGTTGAAGTATTTTAAAAATATCTTATATAAGATTTCAAAGATTCCATTAAGTCGATTTGATTCAGAATCAGATACAACTTGGTTTGGTACTGATGCATCGTCTGTGGCGCGAACAGAGATTGATTTCGGTCGTTTTGTTCACCGTCTCAGAAATATTTTTTCACAAATAATTATTAAGCCATTACAAATACAGTTGTGCTTAGATTTACCAGATTTACAAAATAACAAAGAATTTTTGGATTGCATTCAATTACATTATAAATCATATAATTTATTTGAAGAAATGCTTGAGATGGAATTAATGCAAAAGCGTGTTGATTTTATACAAACAATGAAAGATGGATTGGTTGATATGGATAAAGAGGCTAATGAGATTAAATTTTGGTCATCAAAATTCTTAGTTAAAAAATATCTACATTTATCAGACGCCGATTTAGCCCTAAATGATAAAATGAAAAAGAAAGAGATTGAAGAATTAAATCTTGCTGGAGGTGAGCAAGATGAAACAGAATCACAATTTGCAGCATTAGACAGTAATGCAGAAAATATGGTTGTTGATAAATTACAAATTTAAAATCAACTAGAACCGGTGAAGAAGCAGTATTAAACGATGTGTATACTAATACACTAAACTGGTTAAATAAAAATAATTTTTTATTGCATCTTAAAAAAGATGAAATAATTATTAAACCAAATAAAGATGGATATTATTTGAAAATAAAAAGTGGTGTGTTTGGTGTTTTAGATTTTGTAATAAAATTAGTGCCGCCATATCATTTTAGCGAAATTTATAATAAAAATAATCGCCCAGTAAATTTTTTATTTAGAGAATTTAGAACATAGGATATGCCAGCTATTGTTAATGATAAGATAGGTTTCGTGGGGTGCGTAATACCAAAAGATGCGATTATTGATAAATTACCAAAAAATTGTGAGTATTTATTTTTTTATCCAGAAATTATGAATGGTCGTAAGATTCCGTGCAAGTTAAATGGTATAATAAAAAATATAACAGTAGATAAATTTGTTTGTTCTGACGACCAATCACTGGAATGGGATCCTAATAATATAAAAAATATGACGGTTAAAAACGAATGTATTATTAGTTTTGCTGATGATTTTTCTAGACGTATAAAACAAAATATGTTAAAAGAACTCATAAAAAATAATCATCTTAATTTAGATAAATTATATATACGAGATTGGTCAAGTACGTGTAAATACGAAAAAGTTGTTTATGATAATATTGATAAAACAATTAAATTTCAAAAAATAAGAGATGTGGATCTAATTTATCAATTAGATGATTTAAAACAAATAAATAACTAAGTTACATATAATATGTAAAATATTTTTTATCTTATAATAGATATTATTTGAGAAGATAATAATGGAAATATAATTTATTTTGATAGTTATTTATTATAGTAATAATAATAAAAAAACAACACAATGAAACAATTAAATGAAATGTTTGAAGAGGATGATCTTTCATTGTTTATTCAGCTTAATAAAGAGCGCGAGTTGAATGAGGGAGTGATAGGTGATTTTTTAAAAAAGACGTGGAATTATTTAAAAGGTAAAATAGCAAAGGTTGGTAAGTATTTTGTCAGTGTATTTGGTGATAAAGTGATGCCGGTAATGTTGCCAATCACTTCGCAGATAGCACTTAAAAATGGTGAAATACCTGATTCAAAAGGTATTCATTGGGTTGGCACAAAAGAAGATAAAAAATATTCTGGTGTTGACACTACAGGGGAAGAAGCAATAAAAGCGCGTCCAAAATGTATGGATTATTGGCTTAGTTTACCTGAGATTGATGAAAGCTATTTATTTTCTGGTATTCCTATAGATGAAGCATTAAAATTAGAAACAGATGATCCAGAGATGGAAAATGTTGATAATGACGAGCTTAAACGGCTTATTAGAATAAAAATACTGAGAGGAAAAGATACAACTCCGCTTCTTATTTGGGGTGCACCTGGAGTGGGTAAAACACAAATAATAAAAGCGGTATTAGAAGAAGTGCGCGGAAAAGACGCAGAATTATTAGATATGCAATTGTCTATGAAAGAGCACGATGACTTCTTTTTACCCACATATAATGTTACCAAAACAAAAGCTATTGATATTCCAAAATCATATTTACCTGTTTGGCAAGAATTACCAGGAATGACAGAAGAAGAAAAGCAAGCTTGTAGCGATGCTTGTGGTAAAGGCTTGTTATTTTTAGATGAGCTTTCGCGCGCAAAGAAACAGGTGCAAAATGTATGCTTAAAACTTATTAACGAGAGACGTCTTGGCGATAATTACAGATTAGGTGATGGTTGGAGTATTATTTGTGCAACAAATAGGCTTGAAGATAGTACTGGTGGTGGTCAATATAGTTTAGAGCCGGCCCTATGTAATCGTATGGAGCAAGTGAATTTTACACCGATGTTAAAATATTGGAAAGAATGGGCAAGTAAACACAAGTTTATGAATACTTTTGTTTTAGAGTGGTTGGAGCAAAACGAAAAATATTTTTATTTTCAAAATAAAGATGCCGAAGATACAACAATATTTTCATCGCCGCGTGCTTGGGAAGCTTGCTGTAAAGCATTAGGTGAAATGGCTGGAACATTAAAATCAGAAGATGGATATGATTTATTTTCATTACCAGATAAAGATATACGAAAAGCATTTGGAAGAACTGTAGGAAAAACAATTGCTGGATCATTTATGGAATATGTAAAATTATCACGTTCCATTGATATTGAAAAATTAAAAAGTGTATTTACAGATCCTAATAAAGCACCGCTTCCACAAAAAGAAGGAGCGAATTATCGTTCGGATTTAATATTTGCGTTTACAACATCTATACTTAACTTCTGTAAAAAACAACCAACTGAAAAAGAATTTGAAAACTTGTGTAAGTATTATGCACGATTAGATGATATGAGCGCCGCTGCTCTTATGTTTAAGCTGATAAATACTAAATTTCCTGATATGAATTATGGTTATGGGGAAAGCACGGAAGGTAAATTTAACGATAAATATCTTGCTGGTTTACAAGTACTCATTAAAGCATATCCTGAATGGGAAGAAGAAGATTTTGAATAAAATTTAATTTCTTATATAATTAAAAAAACGGAGATTAATCTCCGTTTTTTTTCGTGTGTTTAGATGTGTTCTAAAGGACTTTTATAGATTTTTAATATAATTATATGTTTTTCTAATTTAGGTGTCTTAGACATCATCTAAACAATCAAATTTTCATTTTTTTAATTTATATGCAGCGTAATAAAAGATACGCGCTCATCTAAATCACCATATAACTTGAAGTACGAACATTTATATTTATTTAATAATGATAATATGATATCATCAATTTCTTTTTGAAATTTTTTGTCTGTACTACGAACACCATCTTCTTGTATATCAAATAAAATAGGCAAATAAAAATAAATAGCATCAGGAAAACGATTGATAAAATTTTTTAATTGTTTTTCTTGCTCAATTAAAAATGTTTTACTTACCTTATTGTTCTTATATAAATATGTGGTGTATGCTACAACATCAATAAGAGACCGTTCAGAAATAAAAACAGCATCATTATTAAATCTGTTTAAGTATTTATCAAAAATACACTTTTGTGTATATTCTGTTGCATTTTCGTTTATAGGCAAGTTTTTTTGTGTTATAACCTGTCTTGTTAGTCCTTGTATTTTATCAAAAGGAACTAGTAAGGCGTTCATAATTGTTGTCTTACCAGTTCCTTGAGCACCTGTTAAAAAGTACTTCATAAAAATTTTTATTTTTTTCCGCTAGAGCCAAACCCGCCGGTTCCTCTATCACTTTTATCAATCATATCATATTCTTCATTTGATATTTCTCGCAAATCAGTATCAATATATTCTTTATGAATAAATTGAACAATCTTTTGCCCAGCAAATAAAATAACTTCTTCGTCGCTTGTATTTATCAAATTCAAATGAATCTCTCCCTGATAGTCGGCATCAACAACAGCTGCGCCAACAACCAATCTATACTTTGTTGCAACGCCAGACTTATTTTGCGCCTCTAAATACGTGTTTTTGTCTATTATATTTACCTTAATACCAGAAGGTATATTTATTTGTGAATGCGGTGCAATATACATATATAACATTTCACCGCCCTCAGTATCAATATCTATTTTATATGATACATTATTATTTTTATTCGTTTCTAGCAAATTATTATAAAAACTATCAGAAAGTTCGGGAATATAAAAATCTATTCCTGCATCGTGCTTATTTGCTCTAGAAGGAGATTTTACATCTCTAATTTTTGTAAATTCAATTGTTTTATTCATAAAGTGCTAAACCATTTAAGATTTTACAATATCATTTTTCTTTAGCAAATAACCAGAAATAACTCCAAGAATAAATGTTACAAGAGATACCATTTCAAGCCAAGCATAACTTACCGCCGGCTGTACCAAATGACAAACTACTGCAGCAATAACAACTGCTAATGTGAGACCAAGTGCGGTCCACTGTTTCCAAGTCCATTGTTTCATAATTATATTATTTATTTTCATTACAAATATAATATATAAATTTTTTTCAAAAAAAAACATTTACACAACAAAAACACCAAAAATTGAATAATGAAAAGTACTAAATAATTTTTGTTTTCACAACATATTTCTCGTTTTTGTACAATTTGTTTTTCACGTTACCTTGTATTTCAAGACGTTTTGATGGTAAGCAATCAACTAAATCATATAAATAAAACGTGTCTTTTTCGTTGGTTTTAAGCATTCCACGCCCAATAGACTGTAAGTTTATTGTTTTACTTTTGAACGACTGTGCAAACACGCCATAATATAAATTTTTAAATGTTAAACCAGTTCCGCAACAGGCGTATGATGCACACAAAATACAATTAGTATTTTCATTTAATTCAGAAAGTATTTTATCACGTTTTTTTTGACTCGTCTGCCCAGTTATGATATACACAGTTTTTTCAGGAAAAGCACTTTTAAAATGTTCATATAATGCTTTTAAGTATTCTGTATGATGTGCAAAAACAATTGTATTTTTATTTATTGTAGTTAACAACTTATCCATAACAGCAATACGAAGCTTTGAATGATGTACAATCATCTGCTCAAGCATCAATAAATTACTACCTTTTGCTTTACAACAATCAATAAGATATTGCATATATTCCTCTTTATCATATAATTGCTTAACCTGCTCCACAGCAAACGGTAATTTTTTTCTGTATTTCATTGTAAAATCTTGATGTTCCTTTGCTAGCATCATCTCATTGCCGAAGTTATCTTTTACTGTGTTTCCAACAAGATATTCGCCGCATCTTATATATTCATCAACTAATTCTGAAGTAAGTTTATAATTGATATATAACTGTGTTACATCAACCTTTGCAAGAAATCCGTCATCAACAAGTTCTGATGAACGAATATCCTGAATAACAGGACCTAATAATGATTGGCACGCAAATGATTCTATGGTGTTTTCAATTGGTACTGTACCAGAAAAACCGAATCGTAGCTTTAATGATTTGAACGAATCTAAGCTCAGGAGCGTTTTAATAGATTTACATTTTGCAGTATGACACTCGTCACAACATATAATATCAAATTTTTGAAAAAACTTAGGATTATAATGTTTTGATTTTTTATCTAGTTTCTTAATAAGAGACTGAAACGTACCTATAGTTAAATTTGCAGACTCGCACAACTCGCCTTTAGACCACACAGTTTCAGCCTTAAAAAATTCCTGATATTCAGACATATCTTTAACACCTTGCTTTACAAGTGTTGTGTTAGGAACAATCATCAATATATTATGTGCACCATTTTCTAGCATATACCGAAAAACCATATATGCTATCAATGTTTTTCCAGCTCGTGTGGCAAGTTGTGACATTGATATACGATATTTCAATATCAACCAAGCTGCTTTATATTGATATTCTCTTGGTATAACAGTCAAATTCCAATTATTTACATAATCAGTAAATTGCTCCAATGACAAATTAAAATCTGTATATTTCAAATGATTTTGGTCGCTTTCCCAGACATAATCAATGCAATTTGCTTTACACCAATCAATAATCTGCTTCCACAAACCAGTATAACAATAGTATATTACTTTATCGCCTTTACAAAATTTATTCAGAAACACCTCTGGTTTTGGTATTCCTGAATAACTTGGAAGGAACATATACGACGGTATCCTATTTAAAAAATCTTCTAATGATACTCTTTTTTCTTTTTTTTCTTTTACAGTATTTGTTTTTATGTTATCGCCCCACAAAAAAATATGACGGAGGTCTGCTTGATTATAAGCTATATGTATCATTTTGTTAAAAATTTAAAATGGCGTTCATAAACGTGCAATGATCCGGCGTTCCATATAATATTGCCCGCAACGACTGGTAAATCAAGATATTTATTTAAATCATTAACAAGGCAGGTTTGCACATATTGATGCCATATACAGTCATTGTTAAATCCATACACAGCATCATTACTTCTCATAAAAACGTGATAATCTAAAATATATTGTGCATTTTTTTTATTTAAAAAACACTGCACTGCATACGTGCAACAAAAATCGTGCATACCGTTTTTAAATGCATCTATTTGCATTGACGGGCGATTATAAATCATTACTGCTTCACGCGTCGTATAATCGTTTATTAATTGATGCAAACAATAATTATATTGATTATAATTTTCGTCAGAGAAAACCATCCACCCATAATTCGAATTTATATACCCTTCATTATCTGAGCAATTCTGCCATATAATAGGAACCTTTCCAGGTATATCACTTACACGCAAAGATTGTGATTTATACCACTCAATCTCTCTATTAGCATAATCATAGTTTGGCTCTCTAATAATCCACGGTTTATCTGCTATAAACTGCGCGCCTTGAAGCTCAACTGTCTTTACGCCAGTCTTTGTTATGCGAAATTTATTATTATTAAATTTTTCTATTAGTTTCTTTTTTATGTCTTCAGTTTTTAACATCATTTTGTTTATTTATATAGTTATTTAATGCTCCTATATATGCAACTGCATCAAGCAAATTGTCTTCTTTGTGATTAAAATGCTCCCTTGAAAATTTCAATGCTATTAGTGCTCTATACATACCTTCTGGAGTAATATGCTCTCCATTTGGTGAAATTAAATTAAAAATTTTTGAAGCAATAATCATTCCTTCATCAATAGGTCCATATTTTCGTTCTTTTTCCTCAGAACGATTATTTATGATATCATTAGCAGCTTCTAAAATGTTCATTTTTTATTTATCATTTAACACGTTAATATAAAATTCAAATTCCTCTAAATCTAACGGCGTTCCCCACTGGCAAAAATAGCTTATATTATCAGGGCACCACACAGTTAAATCATCTTTAACCATATAATTATAAATTAAACTGGCGTAATACTCTCCATTTATTGAATTATTTGATAAGAGTAATTTTTTCGAATAGCTTTCAGCAATTTTACCTGTGCTAAAGTAGTATATTCCTGGTGAATGGTGTGATAAAAATTTATTTTTATTAAATGAAAATTTTTCTCTTATTTCTTTTAAGTTATTATTTTCATCAATATCACACGAGGCATATATATTATTTTTATGAATAAGGTGAGGGTGAAAAGATGTATAACAGGGAATCGCACCAGCACAGTTTTTTTGTTTACATTCTGTAATAAAATTGTTTGAATTCCACAAACAAAAAAAATCGCAATAATTAATAATCACTGGTAAATTATAATCAATTTTTCCTAGTTTACATATTTTATAAAAATCGTTTACTGGCCCACGTTTTTCCCACGTTTTTAATGATACAATTTCATAGTGTTTTACAATATTTTTTAATATATGAAATTCTGGTTTTGTTTTTAAATGTTCTTCGCGGCAAATAAAAATAAATTTTGTATTATCTTCATCATACATAGACACAATATGCTCTATTATTGTTTTACCAAACACTTGTATAAACGGCTTAAGCCGCGTGTAACCGGCAGAAACAAATCTAGAACCATAACCAGTCATTGGAATAACAACCTGCACCATATACTAATAATTTTTTCTATATTTTTCGGAATCCCAACCAATAAGTTCTTTTATTTCGTTTTCTGATAGTTTAGTATTAACGGATTTATACGTCTGTATAATTTGCTCTATTTGCTTACATTTTGAAAAATTATTTGATATAATATAGTTATTTCCATTATAGGTTAAACACACTGTTTCTTTATAAAATTCATTTATCGATGCGCTTCCATTTGTGTATATAACACAATCTGGTGTTTGACATAGGCTATTAAATGATTCTTTTGTATGTAAAATATATGGACAATTATTATATTTGTAAAAATATTTTGATTGAATATCACTTATTTCATTATAAATAGTCATATCAAAATTAATCAATTTTGAACAAAACGAAATAACGATATTAACAGTATCAATTAGTTCATTTATATTGTCTGAATGAACAATAATGCCGTGATTGTCTAAAAAAATTATATTTTTATTATAATTTATTTTTTTTGATAAAGTGATGCCTGGTTTATAATAATCTACAAAATCTGCATCGGTAAACTTTTCTTTTAATTCTTTTTTATACTCTAATAATGCCTGAATTACAACTATTGGGTGTAAATGTACGGTGTATTTTTTTGTTTTTGAATGAAAAAACGTTTCAATTGACGGCTGTTTTCCATTTAGTGTTATTTTTTTCAGAAAATTCTTTTCAGATTTAACATTTGAAAAAGTATAAAGCGACGATAAATTTACAATCGATATGTTTTTGCCCAAATCAACGTCAAACAATGCACACCCAGATGATTTAATCATCATAATGTTATCGTTTTTTATAGAAATATTTCCCCCAGCAGCTTGTACTAAATCTGGTCTAACACCAAAATACTTACATAACAATATAAGCTCTTGCTTGTCATCATAAGTCTGTGCAAATAGCGTCGATTTCATTTTTAACAAGATTTAAATATTCTTTTTTAAGATGCGGCTGATTTTGTAATTCGGGTGATACAAAACAAATTTTATAACCCAACTTGTGTATTTCATCTGCAATTTCCTTTGTTAACGGGTTTTTTGTAAATGTATCAACCCATACCCATTTTGCTTTACCAGCCATTGCTCGTATTGTATCTAATCCTTCATATTCTGAAAATCGTATTGCAATATTATTTTCCACAGTGCTGGCTAAATGCACAATCATAGGAAATGAACAATCTAAGAAAAAATAATTTTTTATATTATATTTACATATCAGTTCAATACATTTTTTTTCTAAGCGTTCTTCTTTTATATCGAAAATAATTGTGCCGTTTCTGTGATAATTTTTTAAAAAATTATCAAGCAGTTCGCCATCTAAATATGCATCGTGTTGAAGAATCAACTCACCATTTTTTGAACGAACATCTATTTCAACACCAGCATTATCTGGTATTTTTTTTAACTGTTCTATTGTATTAACTCTATGAGCTATTATTTCCATTGATTGCTTATTTTATGTAGTTATAAAATATAAAAAAATCGTTACAAAATAATCAATAAAAGATTTCATTTCTTTTTAATATATTCATCAATTACTTGCAATGAATTTTCTTTCCAATCCTCAAGCAATATTTTTGATGGTTCCTTTTCAAAGATTGGTGCAAACACTTTACAAATAAATTCGCCATTAAAATAATCATCATTTACAAGCCGATATATATCATTAAGATATTTCTGATATAACTCTGGGTCGGCTTCTAACATTTCAATTTTTTCTTTCATCTCAGCCGGACTACTACATCGTAAAAATTCCGGAACCGGAACGCAACAATCACTGTCATATTTTTCTTTATCAAAGAATGGAAGAATACCATATATACACATTTCCCAAATTTTTATAGTAACAAAATTTGTCATTTTATCAAAAAACCCTGGAATGTAAGTATATTTTGCTCGCCACAGTTCATCTTGCAAATGCGCCATTGGTGTATTTATAATTCTATCTTCATAGCCGGCAATTGTCTCATCTGTCCATCTGCCATATATAGGAACATTTGGATACATATCTAGAATCCAATTTTTAATATTATTAAAACGGCTTGGGCTTTCATTACAAGCAACAAAAATAAATCCATCTTTTTTGTAGTGTTTATTTTCTACTACAAAATCTTCTTTATTTCTAAAATCGTATTTTTTCAAAAACAATAATGACGTGCGTTCTATACCGGCATAAATAAAATTCTCTATGTGACGTCGTGTTTCAAGGGAGTTATCATAATATCCCAAAATACGGTTTACATTACATTCTTTTCTTATATGGGAAAGAATACATTGCTCATCATTTAAAATATCACTAATTATGATTGGTACGTATCTAGGGTCTTCATTTACAAAAATATATGGGAAATTAAATGAGTTAATCGTATGAATAATAGGAGCAGCTGCACGGCTACCAATACTTAACGTTTTTATAAATTCTTTTTTACCAGTCTTTTTATACTTATTTATACTATAGCAAAATGGTGTTGAATAAGCAAAATCCGGGCCCATAAAGAAAATACCAAAGTCAAAGGTAATATCTTTATTTTTTATTTCATCAACAACATATTCGCACAAATTGTTATATTTTTTATCACACGAGTCAGAAAAATCTTCTATTTTTAACTGAGCCTTTTGGTCTTTTTTATCTTTTAACACGCGTTGATTTGCGCCGTCAAATAAATCAATGATATTTTTTGGTATTTCGTTTAAACTGCGCAGGTTTTCTGTTTTTGCTGTTTTGCGCAAATCAGATGTACCTATTACATAAAAATTGTGCTGGGGATATTTATTAGCAAGCGCTATATAGCACGCCATTGGTGCAAGGTCACCTTTGCCCATTTTTCTATATTCTTTATCAAACCGCAATGATTTTGAAATTTTTCCAATTGCTATGTTCATATTTATTGTTTTATTTTAAAAGTTTAAATTTTATAAAAGTTTCATCTTCTTCTGCTTTTTCAGAAATATTTTTTAACAAATGTTGTATTTCTTTTAAGTGCATTGTAGATTTTTTAACATAAATTCTTGTTGTAATGTTTGGCGTGTAATGTTTATTATTTAATTCCAAATTTTCATCAAATATATCTATTATTAGATCTGCATAATATAATTGATTTTTAATATATTTTTTCGAGTCTATTACGCGGTTTTTTATGCTTAAAATAACACTTTCGTGTGTATAACCACGCTCGTTAATATCTCTATTATATTTCCATAGTTTTTGTAAATCTTCATCTGTGTTTAAAAAAATTTTAATATCAGCCAACTGTCTAAGTTTTTCTGTATATAACGCGTGTAAACCTGCAAAAATAATTTTACCTTTCGGAATAATTTTTTTTTCTTCATCAAATAAACCAGTATTGTGGTTATATTCTCTAATATAAATAGCTTCGTTATTTTTTAATTTATTTAAATCTTCTTCACATTTTTTTAGGTCATTTGCTTCAGGGTTCAATGGAGTAAATTGATTCCAATTATTATCACCACGTTCCCATTTATGATATGCATCTCCTTCAATAAGCGTTACGTTTTCATTAAACAATTTATACAAAAAATTTAATAAAGTGGTTTTACCAGCGCCGCTATCACCGGCAATTGCTATTAAACAATTATTTTTCATTATTTTTGTATAGCTGTTTTATATTCTTTTAAAAAATTTTCCCAATACGATATGGTGTTTTGATAATCTTCATAATCTTTTGGCGTACCCCAACAAAAATACTTATCAACAGTAAATGTTTTAGCTGTTAGCCCGAGCTCTAATATAAAGTTAATAACTTCATCAACATAAAATTCTCCGTTTATCCTTTTATTGGATTTTATCATATTTTCTGCGGCCCCAACAAACTCTTTGCCGTGCTTAAACCAAAATATACCTGTTATTGCATCATCATTTTCTGGCTTATTAGATATAGGTTTTTTTACAGATGCATAACATATATGATCGTTATTGGTTTTTACCCAGCCGTATGCATTTGGATTCTCGCAAACAGCATCATTATTTTTAAATGTAAAAACTATAGCGTCGCAGGTTTTTTTAAGATCATTAAATTTGTCTATATTATATCTTATTCCGCAATCGCACGCTCCAATTAACAGCTCATCGTCATTGTTAATTTCGTCTTTTGCTTTAAGACACGTTGCTGCCTGACCATCTGTTAAACTGTCTAACGTGATAAATTTTGCATTGTTAAAATTATTTTTTATTATAGTTTCAATGCCCAGTTCTTTATGAAAGATTCTGTCAATAAAAATAAGTTTATTATTTTCATCATCAACACCTGGAAGATTATTCGCAGCGCAAATAATCATAGGTAATTCTTTTTTTGATTTTGTATCAAATGTTTTAATTAGAGGCTTTGGAGTAGTATAACCGCCGTTAACAAATCTATTGCCATTTCCAGCCATTGGAATTAGTATATTCATTTCTTTATAATGCCATTTAATTTTTCTTCCAATCGATAATAACTCTCTGTAAGCAATTGAACCTTTGCTTGTATCTCTTCTTCCATAGAAGAAATATTTCGTATAAATTCTAGATAGTTAAGATTTTCTTTGAGCAACGATTTTTTCACCTTCATTATTGCTCTCAAAAATGCAATTCTCTTTCCTATTGCCTCATCAAACACATCCCCATCTTCTTTATTAACTTTTGCTTTTCCAGTGTAATAAACACCATACGCCTTAGTTGTATACTCCACAGTACCCTTTCTTTTGTTAACTTTATACGTATTTACTTTTTTATCTTCCATAATCATTTAATATAGCTTTTAAAATCTTCTAAACTTAAAATTATTAACTCTTGAACGAAAACGCCATTAATATAAATCTGCCATTGCGTTGTCGGTGTTTCTTCATCACCGGTTTTTAACCAGCCGCCGCCACTATATTTTACTTCTAAATCTATAGTAGTTTTTTCTACGTGGCGAACACCATTTATAATTATCTCTCTTCCTTCAGTTTCTACTTTCTTATAAAAAGTGTCTTCATTAGATTCTTTCTTAATAAAACCAATGCTCAAAAGATAATCAATAATTTGCTCTTTCATAATTATTCAATTATAGGGTTAATATTTAATTTTATTACTTTATCTAATGAAACTATTTGATCTAATACAGCAATCATTGTGCTTAACTCTTTAAGACCGTCATCTGTATTCCTAAATATCATTTTTACACTTCTATTTGATGTATTAATGATAAGCGTATTAACATCTTTCTTTTGATAACTTTCAATAGCAGACCCGTTTAATGCAAACCGTTTTCCAATTTTAATCCACATATTTATAAGTTATTTTGTTAAAAGTGCTATTAGTATAATACATTGTTTTATTATTTACTAATGTTGTTATTTTATTTATTGCTTCATTAAATGCTTCTGTATATGTCGTATATACATCATCACAATATATATTTTTTATGAAAATATTTTTATTAGTCCAAAAAGTGATTAAATACCTATAACCGACTTTTTTCATAGCTTGATTTTCAGTTTCATATACACACGATATTTCAATATCTATATTGTGTTTTTTTCTAAAAAAATCTCTTATCTGTTCAATATCTCTCATAATATTTAACTGTATATTTTTTAAATATAAATTTTTATTGAAAAATTAATCCCAAATTGAGATTTGTTTTTATCATTTTTTAAAATTGTATATATATGTACCAATGTGACCGCATAATACCGATCCGTGCGCCCATATTTGTATGCCGTTTTTTATTAGTTTTCTACAAAAATACATATCCTCACCAATACAATACTCGCTGGTATTACCTTCTATATTAACAGTATTTTCTTCGTGGGCCATAAAAAACCACGGTTGCTCTACCATATTAAACACTTCTCTCTTACATAATACGCAACCAAAACCGCAACAATCAACTGGTGTTATAATCCCTTTTTGTAACGCGCTTGAAGGCAAAAATGTGGGGCAATAGACCGTTTTATTTCTTTCATTGTGCCAATATAGTGTTGTATATGGATCTTCGCTTTCAATAGTTGCATATTCTTTTCTTGGATATGTTCCTACACTTATAAACCAATCCATATTATATAAATCAACAAGTGCATTCTTAGGTAATACAACATCGTTATCAACAAAAAAGATATAATCAAAATTCCCATCAAACATTATATTAACCAAACTATTTCTACCATCTGCGACATTATACGAATGTATAATCTTTAGTTCTGTTTTAACAACGTTTGGCACATCTAAATTATATATTGATTCCATTGTCTGATGAGCAACTGTCTCTGCAGTTGTAATACCTATAAGAACACGCTTTTTTTCTATCATAGAACTTTATTATTTTTCAAATGAATTAACAATTTTTGATATATTTATTACGCTAAACCCAAGATATGGAACAAAACCAATTGTTATATATAACTCATTGCTTGCATTACCTTCTGTTGTTGCTTCACAATAAAAACCATTTAATTCGTGCTTCGAATAAAGTGGCTCATCACAAGTATGTTTTACAACAACATCTTTGAGTGTTTTTTCAATAAGATGCTTTATTGTGGTACGTATTTTATCTTTTGAAATAAATCTAGACTCAATACTTGAATCGGTTTTGTGGCAATAAGTTAAATTAAGCTCCATCATAATATTAAATACATTATCAATATCAAATGATGGATCTTTAATAACACTATTATAAATATCGTTTACTATTTCTTCAAACGATAACTCGTGTTGCAATTTGCATTTATTAAAGCAAGAGCATCGCTCTGGTTTTTCTGTGTCAATAAGTTTAAGTGCAGCATCAACAGATATTGATTGATTTTGCACCAATTCTAGAATTTGTTTAATGTTATTCATATTATATATTATATTTATTTTTATATAAATTAAGTGCTTCATTATAGTTTACGTCGAAATATTCTTCAAATGGTATAAACTGAAGCTCAATAATCACATAATCTGTGTTTTCTTCTTTTTCACAGGTACACCTAAATCCGCCAGTTGATACTTCAAAATAATCAGAACCATCTTTTACATTTCTTTCAAAAAAACCCATTATAGCATCTTTAACAATGCTCCTAATATTTTCCAAAAGAGAATCTCTGGTTACATCATAATCTCGTTTGCACCCGACATCATAATATTCCCATTTCATTTTTTGCATAATATCAAATATGCCATCAATATCCATTGTATCAATGGCTTCATCAGTAATTGCCAAAACAATATCATCAAATGTTTTTTCTGTTACTGTGGTTTTTGTATTAGCAGATGTTTTAGATTCAAGCAATTTTACCGCTTCATTCTTTGTAATTATGCCCTTTTCAAGGCAATCCAAAATAAAAGTTATATCCATAACTAAAAAATTATTGATTTATAAATTAAAATATATAAAATCAAATAATTAAATTAATTCTCTTCGTATGTTTTAACATTATTTGCACACCACAAAACACCCAATGCAATAGGGTTATTATTGTCACCTGAAAAATCGCGCACTATCATATCTACCATAGCTCTATTTTTTGAATTATATATTGTTGGTTTTTCATCATTATATTTTGCAATTATACTTTCGCCCGTTGAAAAATCAAAAATTATAGAATATTTTTCTCCATCTTTTATAAATGTTAATTCCTGCCCATCATTAACATAAAAATAAATCTTATCTTTATGTATACCATCATTCCACACAACGCAATTTGTTAAACATTCAATAATACTTGTTCCTTTGTGATAATATGCTTTCTTAAATATGTCTATGTTGTCTTTTACATTTTTATCTAACACTCGAGCAAAAAACGTACCTTTAGACCCATTACATAAAGCAGCAATATTTAACGGTCGCTCAATAACGCCTTCTGGTGATGTTTTTGTTATATGGCCCTGCGGTGTCGTTGGGCTATATTGACCTTTAGTTAACCCATATATTTTATTGTTAAAAATTAGTATATTTATATCAATATTGCGTCTAACCTCGTGTATAAAATGATTTCCTCCTATTGCAGTACAGTCACCATCACCCGTACATTGCCACACGCTTAAATTTGGTTTTGCTATTTTTATACCAGACGCTATAGCCCCACCCCTTCCGTGAATGGTATTAAAACCGTATGTCGATAAATAATATGGCGTTCTTGATGAACAACCAATGCCACTTACAACAACAATATTGTTCTTATTCAAACCAAGATCTGCAAAGGTTTTTTTCATAGTTGCTAATATCGAATAATCGCCACAACCAGCACAGTATTTTATCTGTCTATCACTCGAATAATCTTTTGGCTCCATTATTATATTTTATTTTTTATTTGTTTTATAATTTCATTTATATCAATACTAAAAGTCTCAAACCAATTTAATTGTTTTCCAATTTTACGTTTTTCTCGGTCTTTAATAGTCCACGTTTTAATTGCATTATCATAAAATTTTGTTCTTTTTGATTGCCATTTTTCTACGCGCAATAAATCATCTTTGTTGTTACAGTCAAACGGGTGGCCACCGTGTGTCCAATGGCCGTTAATCTCAAAATATAAATCCTTATCTGGAAAATAAAAATCACAACAAAAAGGGTATTTATCACTTTTATATTGTCTTATATAATTTATATTATTTTCATTTAAATAATTTTGAAAATGTTTTTCTATTGTTGATGAATTAAAAGAATTGTTTTCTTTCTGTTTTTTATATCGTTTGCTTTGAACCTCTGTAGATAACATATTTTTTGATGAAAAAATTTTAAATTCAGCTGTTTTTGAAAAGTTATCACACCCATATTTTTTTAAACAGGTTAGTTTTGATTTATTCCTATTTGTAAAATTTTCGTCACCATATAATGACTTTTTTGTTGATTTTATTTTATTAATAATTCTTTCATTACACGCCGGCGCAACACCACCATATCGAATCATACACGTGTCCTTTGTTTTTTGAATTATATCTGGTGATTGATGACTATATTCAACACCATAGCGTTTTTTGTTTGTTGTTTTGATTTTTTCTTTTATTTTTTCTGATTCAAACGGGTTATCAACACCAAGTTTTTGTTTATTGGTATTTAATCGTTTTACTTTAGTAGCATCATTCGATCCGGCACATTTACTTGAACAATGTAAATTATAACCTCTGTTAAAATCAACAAATTTAGTATATTTATTGCATACAGGGCATCGTTTTTTTTCTAAAATATTATTCACATATAAATACAGCTTTTCTGCAAAACAAATATTTTGCTTATATTGCTTATTTATTTCGCATAACGTTTCTGAAAAATGTTTTTTAAAATAGTTTTCTTTTCTGCAATTACGATGTAACTTTTTAATATCATCTTTTTTAATAAACATTTTAATAAATTGTATTAATATAATCAACAAGAGCAGTAACGTTTAGCGGCTCTCCATTTATTTGTGTATAACTTAATATATTATTTGGGCAATAATGTTTTATCATATTATAAAACTGGCTATCATTCTGTTCAATAACAATTATATATTGAAAATTGTTAAACACTTCACTAACATTTTTGGCTTCAAACGGATACATATAAGAAAAATGTACCTGTGCAACGTTCTTTCCAATTTTTGATAATTCTTCTCTTGCTGTTTGAATTTTACCATACGTGCTACCCCAGCCAACCAATAATAACTTACCTTCTCCTTCAACGGCTAAATCAGGAATTGTTATTGAATCAATTTTTGTTTTTCTATATAAAGACATTTTTGCGTGATTAATGGGGTCTGTTGTGATTGTATTTGTTATTTGGTCACATTCACTTCCGCCTAAAACAACTGGATTATTGTTTTCAATATATCTCCATTTATTGGTTATCAAAATATCAGGTAAATTGCAACTGATATCAGTCATTTCTAATCCTTGTCCAATGTATGCATCTAATAGTAAAACAACTGGTGTTGCATTTTCAACAGCTAATTTAACAGCTTCATAACCTTTTATAAAACAATCTGCTGGGCTTTTTGCTGCAATAACAGGAATAGGAGAATCACCTGAGCGGCCATTTATTGCAATGTTCAAATCGCTTTGTTCTGTTTTTGTTGGTAAACCCGTTGACGGTCCGCCGCGTTGTACATCAATAATTACTAAAGGTAGTTCTGAAATAACTGCTAAGTTTATTGCTTCACTTTTCAAACACATTCCAGGACCGCTGGTAGATGTTACTGCGACACTACCAGCAAAAGATGCACCGATCGCCATACAGCAGGCGGCTATTTCATCTTCAGCCTGGACCGCAGTGGTACCATTTTTCTTATCATTTTTGGCGTCAATAAGTATTTGCGTTGCGGGAGTTATTGGATATGACGCTAAAAATAGTTGCCTATTTATTTTTTGCGCTGCACGTTTTACGCCCAAAAATGCAGCAGTACAACCAGATAGTAATTCACACGTGGCTGTATTTTTTAGATTTCCAAAAACAATTGGCCGTTTTTCAATAACCATATTATTGCAAAAGGAATATGCAGCTTCAGCGGTTTTTAAATTGAGATTTTTTATTTCTTCTTTTTTTATAAATTTTTTTGATATCTCGTCTTTTATTATTTGTTCTGGAATATCAAAGTAATAACATAAACAAGAAAGTGCAAATATATTTTTTGATTTATTAGCATTTAATTCTTTACATTGCGCTGTTATTGGTAAAGTCCAATGATATCTAGGAATACTGGTTTTTGATACATCAATTATTACTAAACCATTTTCTTTAATATCATTTTTACAAACTTCATACGCTGCATCACAAAGGCAAATAATAATGTCACATTTTTCACCTTCCGTGTTTACTTTTTCTCCAAAATGTATTTTAAATGAGCTCACACCAGCAATGGAATTTTTTGGTGGTCTCATATCAGCTGGAAAAGAAGGCGTTGTCCGGACCTGATAACCAAGCTTTGATAAAATACTTGAAAAAATGGTACCCATCAATTGAATACCATCACCACTATCTCCAGCAAATTTAATTACTGTATTATTCATTATATATTTTTTATTTTAATTCTTGAATTTCAAAATCTGTTTCATTGGCATAATCATACCAAAATGTAGGTATTCCTTTATAATTATATTGCCCGATTATACCAATTCTTTTAAAGAAATCTTGATTTTTTTCTAAAAGTTTTTTATTTGTTATTTTTATTTGTGTATTATTTTTTGGTATATCAATTTTATCTGTGGTATATAGCGTGCCCATTTCAGATAATAAAGATGTTGATTGATAATAAAATAACCCTGTTTTTTTGTGTTTTAATTGGTACAGTTTAACTTCAGTTTCCATAATAGAAATAAATTATTAACAATATAAATAAAATATAAATTATTTTGGTAGATGAGAAATTATTTTTGTTTGTTTTTTTATTATAAAAATATAAAAGATCTTCAAAAAAGTAATAATTTTGATCATTTTATTTTTATAGGTTTAGATGATGTCTAAGACACTTAGATTAGAAAAACATATAATTATATTAAAAACCTATAAAAGTCACTTAGAACGCATCTAAACAATCAAATTTTTAATTCTTAATTTATATATACAAAAAAATCGCAATTCTTGCGATTTTTTCATTTTTATATGTATTTAATCACTTATTTTATAAGAGCACTAAGACCACCGGTTTTGTATAAGGTTAATTCTTGTACCATCTTACCGCATCCGCGACCCGGTTCTATAGAAGTTGATAAAACAAACATTTCATTATCAATAACATCATTCGTATTATTACTTGTATCACATACATTCAAATACTCTTGAATACCACCATTGTTCTTAACATTTTCACAAATAGTATCTGCCTTTGCTTTTATCAAGTCACGCAAATATGGTGTGTTAAACTCCCATTGATAACCTTGCAATAACTTTTCTATCTCGTCTTGCAAATAAATAACTAATTCGCGAACATTTAAGGCAGATAACGCAGTCTTTGGATTCTGCTTAGCAGTTTGATTTGAATTGATATATGTTCCTAAACGAGGTACAAATACCGTAACATTAACACCCATAGGCTCTAATATATCAAGGTCTGCACGAGAATAATTAAAATCAGGACCAACAAGACCGTTATAAATAAGCCGTCCATACGTCGGACCAGCAACTACATAATATGGCTGACGACCCGAATATTTGTCCATAAAATTATTTGACACCAAAGCAGCGGCAGGAACGTAATTATTAACTGTTCCATCTGAAAATGCTAATGGAGTATTATATGAAACAAAAGATGCACCATTAACTTCGCTTACCAATGTAAATAATTTACCAGGATTCTTCTTCTTGTTACCACCTTCTTTAATGTATTTTACTTTAAATTCTCCATTTTCATCTGTAAATTTAGTGTATTCACATTTTTTAAACGTCTTCGCTGAAGGGAAATTCAAAAATGCTACTGCATTATCTTTTTCTTTAGCAATTAACGCCAATTCTTTATGTACCTCTGTATCTACATAAGCTTCAAATGTATCAACAATATAACGATAATCAATATCTACACGATTTGTTAATGCAGCGCGTATACCAGCATAATCTGTTAATACTGATAAAATATTTTTTTGCCATTCCAATTTTGCAAAATCAGTATTACTTGTTGGCGCAGCACTCTTATATGTATAACCTTCAAAATAATATGGTAATAATTGATAACACGTTATACCAGCCGAATGGTTGCATTTTACTACAGTATCAGATACACTAACATATTTTTCATCACCATACATATTAGACAATTTCATATAATCAGAAGCAAGCTCTGTTATTGTGTAAAAATTATTTAATGCAGTGCCACCAACTAACACTCTATCGCCTACAGAAAATCCTAAACTTATATAGTCAATCAATTGCCCGGTTTGGCCTTCAATCTCATCTTCTGCAACCGCACCAACAACCTGTATATAATCTTCACCGTTCTTAGTATATACATCTTTATTTAATACATAAATATCATCATCAATACCAGTATTATCTATAGTATGATACATTTTATATTCTTTATATGCTACAGATTCTACTCCTTCATAACGATAATATGACTTTTCTGTTATATCAACTTTTTCGGCTGTTATACCGTATTCAGTATCAGGATCATTAACCATAACAAGTTTATAGTTTTTATCTGTATCCATATAAATTGTACATTTATCATTTACTGATAATGAAATATTTTCATCTGCTTCAGTACAAATACAATGATATTTATCATTTTCTATTGTGTCAACCTTAACTTTTGCAGTTCCTTCTCCAATACCGTCTGTCGTGCCAGTAACAGTAAATGAAGTATCTGTTTTGTTTACTTGTAATGTTTTTAATGTTTCAAGCATCATCGGCAATTCTACATATACATCATCTTCTTTATAATATGTTTTACCATTTACTAAATACAGCGTGTCATAGGTAAGATATTTTTCTGTTTTATATTTATAAACATCAGATAAAACGGTGGTTGCCGCGTCAAGTGAAATTGATTCTAAATGGTCTAAATAATACTCATAACCGCCAATATATTTGTATACTTCTGCTCCTTTATACTCTATGATATCAGTATCAAATGCGGTTTGCTCTTTACCTTGCGGTGTTGCATACGTGCAAGAATACTCACGCGTTTTAATTATATCGGTTCCATCTATTGGTGTTTCTTCAACAGAACACGTATATACTTCAGTTGTCTTCTTTAATAATGAACCAAAAGAACACCCGTTAAGCCAACCAGTTGTTGTTATTTTATCTGGAGTAATTGTTCCATCATACAATAAATCTGCATTAAGATTCATCATTAATTTATGCACATTACTATCTGCATTAACTAATAAATCTAATGAAATATACGCGCTTTGCTGATTTTTAAAATATGGTAATAAACACCCACTATAACTGTTTAAGAAATTTGAACTGTCGTCTGCCGCGAGAGCGGTTAAAGTATCAGTTTTTTCACCAAAAGCGTTTTCTATATATTCTTTTAACTGTACCTTATCACCAGAAATATCAAAATATTTATTCAACGGTTCTGTTGCGCAAAGTGCTGGTGTAAACTGCCCTTTGAAAACATACATCTCAGCGAAAAAGTCAGATACAAGCAATGATGAATAGTCAACTTGTTTTCCGGTTGCCGCATCTGTTTGCAAGAAATAATCTGGCAGTTCTTCGCCTAATATAGAATACCAGTTTTTAACGGTTACATCGTAACCAGTTGGTTTATAACCACGAATAAACACAGATACTGAGCTATCTTTTGAGTCTGTGGCTGTTAATGATATGTATTTATTTTTTGTTCCAACAGCAGAATAAATAGCTTCTGGGTCTAATTTCCAAAAGCGTGTCGTATCATATATTGATTTAACATCTACATCAGTTAACTTAATCTCTTGCTCTGTTGTATCAAATGATGCTGCGGATACTTTTTCGTCATCAAATTTCTTCAAATTTAACGCAATAATAGGTCCTTTAGCAAGTGCTTGGATAGCTAAACGATGAAACCAAATACCGCGCTTCTCAAGCTTTTTGCTTATATTGCCAAAAATATTTTTAAATTCACTTTCAGTCTGTATATATACTGGCGTGTTAAAAGGACCTTTTTCAGAATAACCAACAACTAAACGCAGAACTTCTGCATCTACGCCAGCAATCTCTGATTTATCCCAAACAAAACGATATATACCACTCGATTTTATTTTGGCTAAATAGTTAGGTAAACTCATAGATTTTTTATTTTTTATTTTTTATATAATAAAAAAAAACAACTGATACAGAAAATTTACTGTAACCTATTGTTTATCAGCACATTTTAAAAATTAAATATTTTTCAGTTATAAATTATTACGAGACGATTGCATTTTATTTAAAATTGATAAATATTCTGTTTTAACACGGTCATAACCAGGAATTTTTTTTCCTACTAACGAGCCACCAGTTAACGTGCTGGCAAGACTTTTAGCTTGTTGCACTAAATTTTTTACGCCGCCGACAACATTGCCAGATAAGATGTCTTCAACAGTACCGCCGGTATTTGCTAATGAAAACGTATATATATTTCCCATATATAACTTATTCACAAGGCTTTTAGATTTTTCTGTTGCCATACCAGTTACATTACTAATTAAACCGGGTTTTGCTATATTTTTTGATCCTTCAAAACCATCAATAATACCTAAGTTTTGCTCATCAGAAATAGTTTCCGCTGTAAGTGTTGAGCTTCTATAGAATCCTTCTGATTTTTCAATATCGGTGTTTATCCAATAGTATTTATCAGCTACTATTTGTAATGTTTCATTATCATTATATGGTTGTTTTCCGTGACCATTAATACCCAGATTAGTTTTTGCTCGTGTTCTGTTTATATCTATATTGATAAAATCTGTTACAACACCGTTAAGTACATCGTTATATCGACTCTCGTAACAATCGTCGTAATTTATTGTTATTGTATATTCTGGTGAAAACGGCTGCTCAGTAGTGTTAATAGTAGAATATGCTGTCTTCGAAGAATTTACATCTATTTCACAATTTCTAAATTCAAAGTATTTTACTGATGGAATATAAAAAGAATATTCTTCGTCATTATAAGGAATCATTATTTTACTATTTTCATCGCCAGATTTTCCTCCTTTGCCTCTTATTGGGTGTGAAAATAGTGCAATACCCATATTAAATTTTCTCAAATTGGCTGGCACAATTTCCTTTTTATTTTGATATGAGAAACAGGCAGCTCTATATAAATCTAACAACATACCTATACGATTATCGTATGAATCTTGTAAACATTTAATTGTAATAGACTGCGGTTTATCTTCTATCTTTAATTCTCCTTCAGAAAAAACTTTTCTCTCTATTGCACTATCTAAACCACCTATTTCAGTGAAATACCAAGGCGAGTTACTATTTATTTCAGATAATAAACAAACAAATTTTCGTAAATATAATGCGCGTTCGTTTTCATTATTTAATAGTAAAAATGAAAATGCTGTATTTTTTAATACATTTAATTTAACGCTTGTCTTACTTTCCGAATCACCCTCAAATGCGGCTGTTAATTTTTGTATTTCATTAACATTGTCTTGGTCAAACATATATTTCGTTCCAAGCAATCCATTATCATCATTAAAATAAAAGAATAATTTATAATACAAAAATGCAGGCGAGTCATATCTATTTTCTCCAGAATGGTCGACTATCCGAAAATTATTTGTGTTCTTTATAAAATCTGCATAACTATATATACTATTCATTTTCTCCCAAATAAGTATTTATTTTGTCGGCTGGTCTAGATAGTGTTAATATATATTGCCAACCATTATTAAAACCATTAAATTTTATTGTTATTCCAATAATCATATATTGGCCAGAAACCTGTTTATTCAATGTCATCGTTGTTACATCGGTATCTGTATCTGAATCTATATTTGAAATATTTGATTCTATAGGATTTTCATTTTTAATAATAGAAGCAACTTCATTTGTTTCGTACCACAAAAGATTAACTTTTCCACCACGTTCTAAACCCAACAACGGTGTCATTAATGAGACTTGTATGGTATTTGTATTTATTTTCTGTAAAAATGCGGTTCTACATAATTCTGAAGCAAAATAATCATATTCTCCAAATACTTCTCCGCGATATATAGTTTTTATATATGTATCTTTTTTTGTATCACCGTCTTGAATAAGTATTGATGAGGCCTCACCATTATTCATATAATATGATTGAACAATTTTATCTGTTCCTAATTTCATATTTTTTCCTGAATTACCACCAATAATATAATCTGTTATATATAATTGCGAATTTCTAACACCAATAGCATTAGATAGTATCGCATCTTCTTCCTTTGCTGTTATCTCTTTTCCATTATTTTCTGTTTCAGGTATACACGTTCCTGCAGTCCAAACCTTTAACTCGCTATCATTCGCGTTATATCGTTCATACATATCACACAAAATAATATAATTTCTTAAATCAATCCAAGAATCATAAATCGCAGTATCACTACCAGAAATCTGTATCTCGTGTTCTAACGACTTAATAAAATTTGTGTTTCTTATATATATATATCTTTTATCTTCTGTACCATCTACGTTTGATGCTAATCCCAGTTTGCATTCTTTCGCAATATAATCTATATAATTATATGTGGTCATTTCACCAAGTGCCTGCAATTTATCTTGATACAATTCCGGAATATTATATTTTGCAATAATAGAAACCTTATTTCCAATAATACGCACAGAATCAATAAAAAACCGTAATGTTATTTTCTTATATGCATTTTCAAATGGCGGTAATATCTGTACTAATACAAGATTATCGTTTCCTGGTTGGTCTAGTGATTTTACAAAATTTAAATCATCTTTAAATGTAAATGATAACTCGGGCAAAAATCTAGTAGATGATAACTCGAATTTTGTTACTTTATCCCATAAAATTAAAATATTATTAACCTTTATTAACGGCGACAAAATACCAGTTATTTTTGTTTGCTGCACTTCGGCCGGCCTATCAGCTGCACACTCGTTTTTACTTGTTGCATACATTGGCTCTTCAATCTCTTCTATAGGATATGTTGGATCATATTTTACTGTTATTTGTGCCATTAATAAACAATTACTTTTCTAGTGCTATCAATTTTATAACGCTTATCTCCTATAACGGCCTCATTAGGTTTGCGTTTATCCTTTTTACCTTTTGCAACCGGTTTATTTGACGCTTCATTTGAAGCTGGGTCGCGTTCATCACTATTTTCTAAGTAATAAAAATATGATAAATCATTTATATCGGGGCAAACAACAACTGTTCCAACGTTTAATTCAAACGGGTTTGATATACCATTCAATTTGCATAAAACATCTTGATATTTGTCTGTTCCATATAACTGTTTAGAAAGTAAATCCATTCTAGCAATGTAATCAGAAGTAATTTCAATTGTTGTATATCTAAACTCATTTGGTATTCGAAAAGTTTTATCTAATAAATTAACAACTTTTTCACCTAACACATTGCTTTTTATTTCAGACTTATTTGTTAATAAAGGATTTTCTAACATAAAAATTAAATTGTATTTGGCTGCAAAAAATATGATACACTATTATGACTATTTACCCATTCTTCTATTTTTTCTAACTCATTATCAGCCGCTTCTGCAAAACTAGAAGCATTTATTGTAACACCTCCTGGTAGCTTAAATTCGAATGTACCATAAACCGTTGTCAATGCACGTTTAACTAAGCATACAACATATCTAAAAAAATAATGATTATTATATAAATCTTGTATTTTGCATCGAATATAACAATCGAGCAATATATCTTGATATTTTAAATCACCTAATATAACGAGTTTATGTGAAAAAATATTATAATCATAAGTCAGCGGCGCATTTAAGTATTGATTAAATGTATCTATTTCGTACATTGATGTAATTACATCTGATAAATTATATCCTGTATTTCCGCCAGCTAAACCACCGCCAATTGTTCCTACACCTCCAAACTGAGAATACGATGTCATCAGCATACGTTCAATTGAGAAATCACCCATTGCACCATAAAATGTTTGTGCAGTTGTCTTATAAACGCCGCAAACACCTATTATATTATTTGGCAATACAACTAGTTTGTTTTGCCCATTTTTACAAAACACAGAATTTTTTATTACAAACATTCTTTCTTCAGAGCACATATCGCTATTTAGCCAAAACCATTCTGCTGCTTGTATAATGAACTCTGGAATGCGCTCTATTGGTACCGCAAATGGTAATGCGCACGATTGCGTTACTTCAGCTTGTACACGCCTAATGAATGCAGCATCAATTTCATCTTCATATCTTGAATACTCTTCCGCTGTCATAATTATTTTATTTTTGCTTTATTAAATAATAATAAAATTAGTATCTTTTTGGAAAAACATATAAAAAATGCATCATTTTTTGATGCATTTCGAAATTATAATTATTTAATAACCAATTTTTTAACTTAAAAATTTGTGAATTTTTATGTGCATTTTTTATTAAAAATTAACTTGTGCTTTATCAATTACTACAATAAATTCTTCGTTTTTTCCAAAATGAGACGCGTTTATAATTTTTTCTTTTACAAACTCTTTATATTTTATAATATTTTCGTCAGTGGCAAAAACATATCTTTCACAATCAAAATTTTTAATACATATATCAATCCATTTGTCACAACTGTAATTTACACTATTAACACCAGGCCAATTTTCTTTGTTATTATAAGGAGAGCACGTAAATAAGCAATCATATTTTCCTATTGTTTTTTCGGTATCCGCCACCGACAGATTTACAATAGGAACGTTGTTAAAATTTTTATTTAAAAAATCGTATATTTGCTTTGATTCATCAATATTATATTGGCATAAATCTTGCCCAATATATTTTTTACCGACGGATATTGCACCTAGCATTCGACCAGAATAACCACTAAATGGGTCAAATATTGTATTATATTTATTTAAATATTTTTCTACTATATATTTTGCAAGTTTTGGTTTGAAATATGAAACGTGAGGGAAATAACGACTCGTAGATAAACCTAAGCCGTAACACCAAATTGGTATATTTCCTTCAACTAAATAATCAATATTTTCTTTCAAAAAATCAGAGTGTCTTAATCTATTAGAATAAAATCTTGTAAAGATATTTATATTTGATTTTAGTTGTTGCCACCCATCATAAGGAGATAATGCACCTTCTGTGTTAGCAAAAATAATACTTTTATGAAAAAATCGAATAATATCAGATGCACCTTTTGATGATAAAGAACCAGGATTTTTTAATAAGTTTTCAAATTCTTTTTTGCACTTTTTTTCTGTTGGAAAACTATGGGATAATGGTGGAAAATCAAATAATTGAATCTTGCCAAACTCTCTTTCTATATATAATTTAACTATTTTATTGCAAAATTCTTTTGAGCAATTTCCTTTGTAATTTTTTAATGGTAATACGTTTTTCAAATCATTTTCATATTCTGCTATCATTTTTTTATGCTCATTATATTTGTTTTCTAATCTAGTCGTATCTACAATAGAAAATGACAAATCGCTAGTATATATAAAATCGATATCAAATAATGTTACAACAGTTTTATTCATATAGGAATCTACTATTGCCCAACGAATCATATAGCTTACGACGTCTTTGCCTGGTACATCATATAAAAAATTCTCATCTTCAAACAATCGCTCTTCAAAATTTTCTAATGTATGCTCTTTATATTTGTCGGAAAAAATAATTTCATATTTAACAGTATCAATCATCTCATATATATGATTAAAATTAATACTTTCAAAAATTTTTTCTAAATTATCAAAAATAAAATCTTCATTCATAATTTGTTTTATTTATTTAGATTCACTCTAAGATGCTTAAAATTAAAAAAAACTATAAATATAAATGCAACACAAAAGCCATTTAGACACCATCTAAACTATCAAATTTCATATTTTTTTATATTCTTTTATTACATCAGATAGTTTACAAGAATAAACAACTTTATAATTCAATTTGTTTTTTATTGCAGTTTTTAATTTTTCTACGTCACGTATAGTCCACGTTTCAATTGC